GGCCATGTTGATTTGGTTGGGCTTTCAGATATTAGACCTGAACCCAGGCCGTGCCGTCCCAAATACGCAGATGCTGATTAGTTGAGTCATACCAGCCAGCGCCCTGTGTAGTCGGTGCGGGGGCTACAGGGCTATAAGCGACACTACGTGAGCTACCGGTTTCGTACCAGCCGCTTGTGACAGCATCGTAAACAAAAAGGTTCCCAACCAGAGTGCTGAACCAAATGGAACCGTCACGAGGAGGTGCATCAACCCCAGCGCCAGATGGAGGTATATCCCCTTTAAGAACAATCGCTTCAGCGTTCGTTTGATACCACGCGGGCGATGAGACCCCGTTCCCGCTTGCGTAGACAAACAGGCGACCCTGATTCGTGTCGAACCAAAGCGAGCCAGCGTTGTAAGGCTCTGCGGGTGCTCCGGAAACCGTAACGGTCAGGCCAGTGTCAACAGCCCCAACGCCACTGCCGCTTACAGTTACAGTATTTCCGCTGTAATAAACAGTATTATCTCCAGCGCCAAGAATATGCCCAGAAACTGAACCTTGGAAAACCTGATTGAAGTTTATATTAAACTCGGAACCATTTAAATAAATACCAGAACCTGCAGTATAAACAATACCGGATGCAGAAGTTACAGACGCATTAATTACAGTAGCGTCACCGCTCGCAGTAAAGTAAATACCTGATCCAGCTTGAATATCTGCGCCGCCGCCAGCGATACCGCTAATAGAGGTATTTAAATCCTCTAAAGCGCGAACTAAACCATTAAAATTAGCTTCATAACCGTAGGGGCACTTAGAGTAACTTACAGTTCCCACGCCGCTGACGGTATCTATAATCTGTATAATAGCGTCGACTGCACCCCTAAAGTTCTCTGTATGAAGGGGTTTTGGCAGTGCTCCGTGTGTTGGGCAAGGAGGTACGTTTATTTCGGCCATTTAGAACGCAATCTCCCCCGTATTATTAAGTTTAGCTGGATTTAAGTTCTAGACCGCTTAATTTTATTGTACTGCGTCGATAAACGTTTAACGGCGCTGACCGAAATTTTTAAAATACCAGCGACTTTGGCGCAGCTATTACCTGCATCGAGTAACGCCATTGCCTCTGTAGTCTGCCAAGTCCGCATCCGGCGCCGATCCGAGGCCGCTTTGATAACTTTATATTCTTCCGCTGTAGACGCCCTACGAAGAAGCTGCCGAACACCCTCATGAGATATACCGACCTTCTGAGAAATTTCTCTCAAACTCAAACCATCTAGATAGAGATCGTAAATTTCACAAAAGCGAGCCCGATCCGCCTCTGTTACAGCTTTCATGTTCTTTTAAAGATTTCAAATAAAGGTGTCTCGTAAACCTAGCTTGAAGGAGACCGCCTGTCAACCTCCGCATGTTGGAATCCCTCTTCTGCTAGCCGCCATGCAGGGATTCCAAGCTCCTCAGCGCGTTTACGGCATTGTTGCCAGAAACTGGTCTCAGGGCTTTCGACGAAATTCTCGGTGTTAGTGGCTACAGAAGTCATTGGGGGCCTAGGAGTCCGTAGTTGGTCTCAGAATAACACAAAACCTTAAGGTTTATTGAAGTATGTGGTACCACGCTCAAGTTCGTGCGCGCCGTTCTCCAAAACTGTCGCTCTAAACCGTTTGCTTAACACGAATTTCCTTGATCGCATCTAGTTAGCTAATTTAAAATTAATTTATAAATACAATGAGCACGCAATTAAGCTGCGATTTAGCACTATTTACAGATATGCGACCATTAACCCCGTAAAAAACTGAGTTCTAAGGAAAATGGCGTTAAGTAAATTGGTCTGAAGAAAAAATTTTTCTTAGAACCGGGTCGACCATGCTATCCTTGTGTGAGCACCAGAGCACTAGATGCGTTAGATGAGCTCCGTAACGCCTCTCATCGCCCTCTTCGGGCTCCTAGAACCCAAGATTCTTACAGAATTTAATGATGAAGAGCTTGAAGTTACCCATTTAGGGTCTTTTTACGTAAGGTCAGGTCACCACGCGGTGGAATTAACCTGTAATTGCGGTAGATCTAAACCATACGTTTTAGATAAACACGATTTTACCAAGATTCACCCAGCTTCGGGTTCTTTTGCGTGTGAGATTTGCGTAGACGAAAATAAGAACGCTACGTCAACCTCAGATAAGATTAGTGTTTGGTTCAACCAGAACAAGAAAAATATTTCAAAGGAGAGCCATCTGCACTTTCCGGGGCTAAATCAACGTTTACTAGATAAAGAGGATAAAAAAATTATGAGACCTAGAAGATTTGTGTACACTAAATTCTTTGATGTAACACTAGGTAAACATCAGAAGATATTGTGTGCTTGCGGCGACGAGAGCTGCATCAACCCGTACCATATGATGGTAGCCGCGAGCGCAGCTGCAAAAGTGACACCTGACATGAAAAAGGACGTTCAACTATGGTTTTCCAAGAATGTGAGCCCACGGGTAGTGCAGGAAATGCTAAAAATAAAATACAACCATTCAGTATCGTTAAAAACGATCACGAATCTAAAAAAATCTCTGCCTGCATAAGGTTTCACGCGGAACTGCTTCATCTGCTAAACTTTCGGCAGCCGTTATCGACTAAAGAACTTTTAAGTGAAATTGGTTTCTCAAAACAGAAACTTTTAAGAGATCTAAAACAATTACAAAAATATAACGTTGTAAAAAAGATCTCTTTCGAATCTCACGTTCTTTACGTCATAAACGGCGACATAAACACCCTTATCCGATCCCTTTTAGATTTATGACTGATCAGCAGGAACAAAAACTCCCCCTGTGGTCTAAGGATTACATTATTGAAAACCTTCCTTCTTGGATCTACTCAGATAATCCCGAACCAAACTCAATTCCAGAGTGTAAAGCCAAAATCTCAGCTATTGAGTACACCTTAAAAGATATCGATCTTCAAATTCAAGTCAGAGAGCTGGAATTAAAAACAGGTAGTAGCCGTCACTCCACGAGTTTTGAGTTTGATCGTTGGAAAACTCAAGCCCTTAGAGCAAAACAAACTCACACTTACTTGTTAAACGCTTATACCTATTGGCTTCTTCTTAACGAAAAAGAGGAAAACAGTAAAGAGCAAAGCGTCAACGCAAGACTCAATCGAGTCATTGAGATTCTCGTCGACGAACCTGAGGACTTTGTGACTCAAATGTTAAAACTTATCGCTGCTTAGTAAAAGTCCTGTGTAAACTATGGCTACCGGGCATTGTAAGAATGGTCTTTGCCCGGTATTTTGGGAGGTGTCCGTAGTTTTCACCATTTCCTACGGACTGTAAACGAACCCCTGTGCTTAGTACTGAGTGCCGGGGCGGCCTCCCCAAATCTTCATCATGAAAGACATTGTTGACACTTTAAGAAGCATCGACGCAAGTTTGCAGATCCTAGCTAACGCTAGTTCTAGCGACATCACCACGGCGTTCGTAAGCAAAAAAGTGGTTGCAGCCCGCCTAGGAGTACCTTTAGTTACGGTAGATAAACTTATCCACCAAGGGATTGTCTCCAAAGGCAGCTCTGGTTTAGTTGAAGGACGCCACTACTGCCGACTCGACCCTACGGAAAACAATACCAGTGCATTTCTGTTCGATTTAGCTAAAGTGCTACGGGACGCCTGGAATTCTTTCAACGGGTATCAAAATGAGTCACAGTGAAGCCGTTCAAAAGCTGTCTAACGTTCTTTTTGGACGGGATGAAGTAAAAAACAGGGTTGCCTTAAGTACAGTGAAAATGATTATAGGTGATATCGTAACATTGTATAATGAGTTTAAAACTGCGGAAGGGGCAGGGGCTCTTGTTTTTAATCCCCATTCCCCCGAGAAAAGTTTATATATGCCCCTAAGGGAGATACAGCGAGATCTAATTCTCGCGGAAGAAGCGATGGATAATGACCTTAAGAAGTTTTTTGAGAAAGTTCAAAGCATTGTCGTTAAAGAATCCGGAACAGAAAAACCCATCGTGATTATGGTTACAGAAGAGTCTATGAGTGTACACGTCATTGATATAAATCAAACTGAAGAAAGATTAAAAGAAGCTCTCGATGCCGCTAAGTACCTATGACTTCATATCTCCGCCTGACTTAATCGCCACGGTGGCGGGGTTTTTCAACGGGGAAATTGCGTTAGATCCCGCCTCCAGCGATTTAGCAAATGAAGTTGTTGGAGCTTATAAATACTTCACTCCTGAACACAACGGGTTAAAACAAAAGTGGAAAGCTCCAAACGTTTATTTATACCCTCCAAGAAATTTTCTTAATGCAGTTGAACAACCTAAGTCCCCGATTTTATTCTCTCAACCTAAGTACTTCAAAAAATCGGCTCAAAGAGTTTGGTTAGAGGAGGCTGTACGTAAATATAGAAACGGAGAATTTGACGAAGGAATTATATTTTTAACATCATCAGAAGTTGCCTTACTAACAACTCAAAAATTAAATATTGACTTTCCCTTGTGTGTTCTTAAAGATCACCCAAAGTTGTATTTAGACCAAGAAGGACAGTCAGTTCTAAAAAACAGTCGATGTTTAGGGTTTGTTTTTTACATCCCCCATCCACTTAATACTGAAAAGCGAATAGCAGACTTTATGGATTTATTTAATACTGTTGGTAGGGTGTACTATCAATAAACTCCACGGTTGCATAATTATCATCAGGTCCGAAATTATCACGTAAACCAAAACCGGGACCTATGGGAGTTTCCCTCATTTTGCGGAACAAGTGTTCTCGGCTCAAACGCCTTGTTCTTTCGTTGGGGCTCTCTCCCCAAATCTTACCCGCGAGACGAATGACATCTCGGCTCCGATATCGGTAGTCATGTTTAGCGAAGGGAGCTTCACCGTGGAAACTCACCTTACGCTCATGGAAAGATGGCTTTAGGTTATCAGACATTAATAGAAGCTATTCGGTAGCTCTTTACGTCGTAAGGGGTAGTGTCAGCTTTGTACTTTTTGACATTAAAGGAAGCTATGTCGTAGGGAGTCATATCGGGATTAAACGTGTAATAAGGCGACATCTCCTGCATAACGTTCCCCACGGTGGGAGGCTGTTTAGCGTAATCCATAAAAGTTTGATCTATAAGATTATTTGCAGAAGGACTGGTCGCTAAGTTTTCGGCAATTGCAGCGGGAGCTCCGAGAGTGCCGTATAAACGATCCCCAGCAAGCCGACTTGCGGAAGTTACGGCCTGTCCGTACTCTTGAGAACCTTGTCTAAGTACGTTAGAGAAATCACCAAATGCTTGAGTATTTAATAAAGTAGGTTCCTGCGTTAGCATATTTTTATACTTATCTGAAACGTCTTCCATATTACCGTAATAGGACTTATTTATTGAAGATACATAATCCGCACCAGTAGTACCGAACGCTCGATCCACACGGCCTTGAGCATCGGCCATCATATTCAAATACTTATCCGTTCTATTTTTAAAGTAATTATTAATTTGTTTTTGATCCTGACGAACTTTATTTACGATATCCCGAGCCTGGCCAGCGTAATTTGGTGTGCTGGGAGCACTAGCAGATCCACCGCCCATAATTAAAACACTGGTAACCCTTTAGCCAGTCTATCTCGAATTCGATCACGTATTCCAAGTATTTCCTTACTTGCAGTTGTAGAACCGGCATTATAAAAGTCTGCGGAAACATGATGCCCCGTGGTCGAACCCGTACGTCCTTGTAGACCTATCGGAGTTCCAGCAGTAATCGTTTGTCCTACTTTGAGGTTAGGGTTTACTTTATCAAAGTGAGCAAACCGAACATCAAAAGCTTTCTTCGTAACTGGATCGATAGCTCTAACGTCTACCCAATTTCCGTACCCACGCTTGCCTGCGCCTTTTTCCAAGTGAGTTTCCCAGTTCTGATTTTTTTCAACACCAACTACTTGCCCAGTAAAAGGTAAAGCAAAAGCGGCGCCCCTCCCTCCTGGGATAACAAAGTCAAAACCGGGTTCACCTGATGTATCTACTGGAGATGTTATAGTTGCGCCCTTTAAAGCAAAACCTCCACCTGCTGTTGGAACATTCCCCGTAGGACTCTGAGCGGTAGGAGACTGCGCCGAAGCTTGTAATACTTTATTTAAAGCTTCTTCTTGGTTAGCAGCATCTTGATCGTAAGCGATCTGTTTTAGTTTTTCTCCCAGTATTCCTGAGTATAAAGAAGCGACATCGGGAGTCGAGCCCCCCACGGTGGCTGTGGACTCAATAGCCTTCAAGCGGTAAGCTTCGGCCAACTCCATCGCCTCAGGGGTACCAAGCTCGTCTAATTCAGAAGCTTTCGCTAAGTACTGAGATGAAAGATCCTGGCTTTGATTATCTGGTTGTAGACCCTTAGAGATAAAGTTACCTACAATACCCTCTACTGCTTTCTTAATATCGTATCTAGGCAAAGAAACAGGTTCTACAGTCGAACTCGCTGGTAAAGAGGAAGATGTAGGCTCAGTAAAAGCAGCATTTTGCAGTGCTTGAGTGAAGCTAAATTTATCTGGGCCTACGATTTTACTAATGTAGTTTTTAGTCTCTGCGGGTAAGTACTTGCCTACAGAACCGGGACCAGCGTTATAAGCCTGTAGAGCCTTCTCGTAAGCAGATCGAACTTTATAAGGATCATTCGTAGAGAACCCTCCATAAGTCCTAATGTAAGAGGACATATTTTTTGCCGCAGCATCCAACGCTGCAACAGGATCTCTCGGATCGACACCCCAGCCCTTCGCCGTGGAAGGCATTATTTGCGCAATACCTAAAGCACCCGCGCTAGAGACAGCTTTTGGATTGAAACCGGACTCAGCACCAATCTGACGCTCAAAAACTTCCGGGAGTAAGCCATATTTGAGGGCTTTTTGTCGAGCTATCTCCCGGTAGTCCAATGTATTACCTTAGTGCTGGGACTATATTGACTAAGTTTAAGATAAGATTCACTCCACAGCGGTCAAGTCTTCGTCATCAAATAATTTCATGTTAGTGTCAACTGAAATCCCTACATCAGCCATAACTGTTTTATAAGCTCTCTCACGGCATATAAGCTTGAAGACAGTCGTCCAGAGATACTGGTCTCGCTCTTTACTTTTAAGTGAATGGGCCTTAGTGCGAATTCGGGTGAGGGTAAACTCATCCTCCATGGTTAGACCGCAGATGATTCCCTGGTAGTCATCAGATTTGCGCGAGGCCATGACGAGATCCCCTTTCTTCAAGTGTAGCTCTACTTGAAGAAAAGAGGAAAAGGTGGAATCACAGATTACTTTAATGTTTATGTACTACCATGCTCGGCAGCTCCAATACCCAGGAGTCAATTTGCTCTTAGGTTCATCACAGCTATGACGTGATCTGAAGGCTGCTTTACGATCTGGCTCATCGCTACGATTCGCCATATTAGGATCCCCAAAACGAACCAACTTAACCTTACCGTTTTCTTTAGCGGCTACAGAATACTCCTTACCACTCTGTACGTCACGTTTTGGCTTGTTATATGCACTGAAGGCTTCCCCGGCAATGCGGATGGTCATAAAACTAAAAAATGCTGTCTACATAATAGGTCATACAAATCTTAAGAAAACCTTTTCTTAGAAGAGTCTCACTGCACACGGAGCAAATAGAGCTAACATACGTCCGTTACTTTTTCTCCGCATACGTAATGTCGGACGGTAAAACCCTCCTCACTATTGCCGAGACTGCAGAACTTCTTAACTGCAGCTCTGGTTTTGTTCGTAAGCGCATTGCGTTATCTGAAGCTAACCAACCTGGCGGCTGGCCCAAAACCGTTTACGTGAATCTTCAACCGAACGGCGCAAAATCTCTGTATCGCGTCAACAAAAGCGCACTCGAAGAGTATCTTCAAAGCTCCTCTGCAGCTAAAGTAACTAAAGACGAAAGTGCCGCAGTAGCCACGGCTTGCGACTTCTAAAATGACTTACTCTCAGTTCTTCGAAACAGCCGAAATGATCCCCGAAGCAAAAGGGATCATGGTAATTGAAGAACGAGAGGACAAAGAGCCTGAGGCAACAGCTGATGAGTTAATCATGCAGCTCGTTACCTTGGGCTCTTATGTTAATCAGCTTTATGTACAGTCACATCTAATCCATCTAAACTTTGAAGGTCCTACATTCTTAGCCATACATAATTTTTTAAAAGATCAATACGAAAACCACATCGAACAATTCGATGCAATCGGGGAATTTGTTCGATCAATGGACTACTTACTACCAATGTGCGCTAAAGGATTAGAAAGCGCATGTAAAAAGTTCGATAACGTTAAATCTTATGAAGGGAAAGATATGTTAACGACTTATTTAAAAAACCTAGAAACGGCGGCATTCATGGCTAAGGATGTAGCCGCCACGGCTAAGGAAGTAAAAGCTCTCGACATCGAAAACTACTTAGCGGATTTTGTGGGTCAGATGTTTAAAGCAGCGTGGTTCATTAAGGCAACTCTTAGGGGTTAAACGGAAGTCCACGTGTCTTGAACCCAGATATAAAGCCCTGCTGGGTAGATCCCCGAAGACTGAATCTGGTAATAGAGCGAACCTGAAACACCAGCTACTGGGAGACCACTGAGAGAAATCCGGCTGACTTCGATAGCCCCAGAAGCCGCTATAGCTCCAGATGCAATTAAAGAACCAGACGAGATTAACGAGCCAGACGATATAAGAGATCCCGACGATATAAGAGATCCAGACGATATAAGAGACCCAGACGCAAGTACGGACCCCGAAGCTAAAACAGCAAAAATAGAGCTACCTGCAGTAGCGGCTGAGTTAGCCGTAGTAGCTGAATCAGCGAAACCAGAATATACCTTCTGCCAAGCGCCGCCAGTCCAGACTTTTAGGTAGTAGCTTCCAGCACTACTATCGGTCCACAGTTCTCCAACGGAGTTACCAGTAGAACCCGCAGGGACAGAGTTCGGTGCGCTAGTTCCGTAAGCGGAAGGGCCAATCTTACGAATGCTGCCTGCTGTGTCTTCGAAATACAAGCCAGGATCCGCAGCACCAGTGCTGATCGCGAGCTCGCCATTTTGAACGACGATACCGCTAGGACGGTCCGAAGAAATACCAGACCTTTTGAGTAGTAGAACAACAGGTGTAGAAGTCATGTGTAGGTCCCACCATTGATGGGAAAACCGTCAGGAGCAGTGAGAACACCATTAGCGTAAGTACCGCCAATAAAAGTGTTCGTTGGTTGAGATACTAGGACACCATTTGCATATGTGCCGCCGTCGTAGACCTGTTGCTGGGAGGGTGTTATGGGTGCAAAAGGATTAAATTCGGAAATCGTATACATCTCGAAGTTAGACGCCTGCAGCGTAGACGCCGAATCCAAACCCCCTGCGTTCAAGCTCTTCGACATCATGTTGTACATATCTGGGTACATCATGTGCGTGGGCATGTCGTCTTTCGTCGGGCTGTACCGTTGCCACCACACGAGATTTCGCTCTCGTCTATAAAAATCCGTTTGTTTACTTAAATCAATTTCGAATTTTTCACGGTAATACTCGTTTAAAGGTTCATCCGTAGGCTGCGGAAGCCAAGGAGATGTTGTTTCTGTTTGGTTATATCTAAGCTGCAAGTCCCACATAGCAGCGTATATGTGCTTGCACCAGCGAGGTTGATAATAGTAAACGTTAGGATCTGAGTAAGAACTTTCACTAACTTTAGGTATGTTGTAGATCTCATTTAGATAAATAAAACCAAAACTTCTCGCGAAACCGGGAGCATCCGAAGCAGGAATTAAGCGATCCGCTAAGTCAGGTCCAGCGTCGTAAAAGCCGGGGTCTAAATTTTGAACGCGTGTAAAAGGATATTTGCGACGAATAGTAGCGTCGTACAGATTAAAACCTTCACGAGCTAAGAAATCAGGACAGGTACACTGAGATCGCATCTCAGTAGCTAAATATTCACCTACAGCAGGGGGTCCTGTTGCAGGAACAGCCATTGTATTTGCATCAACTACCGCCCAACTATTAGCATCTGAATGTGACAGAAATAGCGTATTAAATATAGGTAGATAACTAGGGTTTACAGGAACTCCATTAATACCCACGCCTGTAACAGTGTAGTTATTAAACCCATAAGCCTTCTCAGTACCGTCAGGGTTATACCTATTAGATAAAACTTCTCCCTTAAAGAAAGAAACAGGGGCGCCAAAACGAGTATTTAATTTTACGGCGTACGTAGTAGCGTTATAATCTGTAACAGACTCTACAGCGTAACCAAAGTCGATAAACTTAAAAGAGTCACGAGGTCTTATACCGACCATCCACATGCGCATATCTGCGCGAGTACTGGGATACATGAAAGCAATCCCAGGCAGAAAGACCCCAAAGGGAGGAGACCCCGTTAAGTAATATTTAAAGCTATAAACGAGACCGTCGTAAGCTTGCTGCGAGTACATCGCAAGCTCATAACCACGTCTCCATCTAACCCAGAGAGACGCGTAATCGTAGTCACTCTGGACACTGAAATCCTTAGTCCCTGTAGCAGGTCTAAACCTACGTTTAAACGGCAGGGGCTGTAAAAGCTGAGCCTTATTGTCCGTCCCAAAAACTTTACTAAAGTCTTTAACCGGTTCAGAGCCCTTAAAAGACTTGAAGTTAAAGTTATCCGACCCTTTTCGGCGGGACATTATACGGATTTAGTAGAAACCGCCTTGCGCCCAGATAGTAATACCGGAAGGACTCAAGCCACCAGAAACAGACGTGGGGCCATTACCAATGTACCCAGCACAAAGGATGTAACCTTTCTCTAAGTAGAGACCCTCACCCTTACCGATCTGAATCGGAGCGATAATCGCGGTATCGCCAACCTGAGGAACAGGGGCGTTAACGGCAAACAACTGGACGGGCAGAGGGTAACCAAAGGTATCTCCGCTTAAACCGACTTCAAAACGACCCACCATCAAGGCCGAAGAAGTAGAAGGCGCCGACTGATTCGGAGCATAAACATAGAGACCGATATCAGCTGTTCGATTACCCCCATTGTTGGGGTAGTCCTCATTACTGATGATGGTGATGTCTTCGACTAAAGCTGCGTCTTCAGACGGAAGGTCACCAACGCGAACTAACTGAATAAGATCAGTTAAGTTCGGGTTAGTTGGGTCGCAAGTTTGAGTCGCACTTGTGATTCGAGCCCCACGGAGAAAAGGGCGATCAATTAAGCAAGGTTGCTTGTTTGTAGAAGTCGAAGCCATGGCAGATACCTGATTACACTACAGACTGGGAACCCCGTAAAGGGGTGATCTCAAAGCTTTGATCGCGTTTCTCCTTAGCTTTATTTAGGAGATCTGCAATGAAGTCTTCGATATCCGACTCTTGCGTTTGTCGGTCCGTTTCACCTGAAAATCCGCTGGAATCCATAAAAGGTCCAGGCTGATACCCTTTAGCGAGATAAATACCCTTTCCGATATCCTGAGCTAAGCCCCCAATCGCTTTAATTCCACTAATCCAATCAAACGATGACGATTGTGGAGGTTGGGTAGCAGCACTCAGAGCGTTAATTCCTCCTAAATTAACCGAAGGAATATTGCTATAGTCGACGGCTGGAGTCATAGTTTGATTCCAGTCCATACCAGTAGGCTGCCAGTAATCAGACATCGGAAACCCCTAATAGTTATAGTTTATCGGATAAAACCGGCAAGGTAACCTAAACGTACAGCTTCATACTCTTGCGGAGAAAGAAGCTGAGGTTTTGCGATTGGTTTAGCAGCATCTGCTAAATCCGATGCCCCCTGACTGCCGTAAACAGCACTAGCAGAAGCATTATCGGCGTAACCAACAGCGTTATTAGCGTTGTTGGTTCCAAGCTCGCTACCCAGAGAAACGCCTTGGTTCATAGGAGCCATCTGCATACTGGGAACCGGGCGAGAACCCATTTCCTTCTGCATCAGTTCGTAAGCGAGGACGGGATTTTTAGCCGCCCATTCTTTCAGACCGGGAGTTCCTAAAGAACCACGCTCGACCAGCTGCCGCTGAACGGAGGCTGCAACTTCCGGTTGACCCGCATACTTTTGACGCGCACCGTAATACTCAGCAATTTTCTTGTAGTTCTGAGGAGAGTCAGGAGTAAACGCCATCGGGCTCTGAGCCTTGACTCGCTGAACGGCTTGACGCAGTTCGCTAGCGGAATCATCCGTGCGGATAACAACTTGCCCAGCACCAGCCATGCCGGGGACAGGCCCTGCGGGAGGAGTTGCTCCACCACCGGCTTGAACAAAGCTACCGCCGGGAACACTCAATGTGCCAGGTGTCTGACCGCCAGGGGACGCAGGAGGAGCGGCCACAGAAGTTGCGTCGGCAGCCGCCGTGGGGGAACCAGTAGGAGCACCGGAGATCTGATCGCTGCCCTGATCACCACCAAAACGGGAGGCTGCAGCGCCAATACCTAAACCAGCGAGGCCGCCGATAGCCAAAGCCCGCTTCAGATCCATCGTCTGAAGACCGCCTTTTGCGTTACGTAAAGCCTCAATAAGAGGGTTAGCGCGGCTCAGCTCTTCGGGGACAGTATCAATCGAAATGGAACGTGACGGTAATCCGGCAGCTGCCCGAGCAGCGTCCTCTTGTGAAAAACTCCCGCCCGGCATGGACCGTGGGGAGGTACGGATCTCCCGGATGTCTGCCGCGATAATCTCAGGCTCTTGCGCAATACGACCGCCAGGACTTTGCTGAACGGCGCCGCCGGGACTAGGGATAGCAAGTTCACCGCCAGGCCCACGCGGGGGAGTGGCAGCACCGCCGGGGGAGCGAACCATGGCGCCGGGTTCTAACCGAGCGATTCGTTGGCTCCAATCAGGAGCCATAAGATCCTCAACAGAAACAGGCTGACCTAAAGTCCGGGAGGCACGTTCAGCAAGACCAGAGAGGGCTTGATAAGTCCCAGGGTCTTTAACCCGTAGTAAATTCTCGTTCTTAAGTAAGTCTTCTGCCGAGCCAGGAGCCGTAGCGGTAGAGAAACGCTCGGGAACGCGAGCACTTTCAAAGATATTGAGTTGGCCGGGAGCTACTTCAACGGGGCGAACTTGACGGAGCGCTTGCTCAGTCCGCCGAACGTCTTCAATACGGGGGGAGACGGAAGCACGAACAACTTCCCGAGGAGTTGTAGTTTTAACAGTGCTGGGAATACGACCTTGAATCTGACCTGCACCCGGCGTACCCTTAGCCCGACGCGTCGTCAATAAAAGCTGCTCAGCTGTCTCAGGCTTAGTCGGGATCGGACCCGCTTGAGGGGCTTTCCGCAGACCTAAATTGATGTAACGGGCTAAATCGTCACCTAAAAGACCGGATTTAGCTGCACCGTAAAAAAACTTAGCAGCTTCACCGATATCTTGAGTGCTACGCCCCAGATTACTCAGGGCCTGAAGGGGATTTGGCACCGGTACTGTATGTATTTCTTATACAACTATAGCCGTTATCGCCAATTCGCGTAGAAATAAAGACGGTCAGACCGGGAAACATCAGGCGGTCCAGGCAGAGCTTGGATAAACTCACCGCCACTACGTTCGAACCGATAACGTGCTGCCACGGGGTCTCGGTAGTTAGGAACATACAGCATGTGAGCTAATCGATCACACTCATACAGGTAGTTCTCCCGCCAGATTCGGGCGGTCTCCCGTTTATCTTGAATGTTGATCGAGCGGCTAACGTCACCCAAGATCGTCTCTTGACGACTGGTTGCTCGACCCGTAGCAAGCTCAGTTAAACGCTCAGCATCTTCGCAACGTTCGATCTGTTGAACGATTTTGTCGTAGTAGTACTCGCTAGGAACGCTATTGCACGCTTCCATCAAGCGGGCATAATCACCCGCAGGAACCGTGGCAATATTGTAACCTAAGTGATATGCTACGCGACTAAAGTTAAAATCATCAAGACGGTAACCAAACGTTTGCGCTGGGTTACGCGTTAGTTGATTAATAGTCGCATAAATTATTTCTCTTTTAGTGGCATCAGTAACATCAGGTTGAAATACAACACCTTGTTGAGCTAGGTAACTTTGTATTTGTTCTAACTCTTGCGTTGTAAGCTGAGCCATGATTAAGGGGCCTTTATGCTATAGTCTAATCCCTGAAAAACGAGACATGACTCAACCGCGATTATGGGCAGAGCATCCTCTTCAAAATACATACAGATCTATGCTTACGCGTTGTTATTGCAAGTCTCACAGGGCTTACGCAAAATACGGAAACAGAGGAATAACCGTATGCGATAGATGGTTAATTAATCGCAGAAATGGAGGTAAGACTTCCGAAGGGTTTCAAAACTTTATTGCGGATATGGGTCCTAAACCGTCCAAAGCTCACTCACTAGATCGAATAGATAATAACAAAGGGTATTCTCCAGAAAATTGCCGATGGGCCACAAAAAAAGAACAACAATTAAATAGAAATAAGTATAAAAATAAAGGTATTAGAGGAGAAAAACACCCAAACAATAAATTAAGTGAAGAAGATGTAAAAAATATAAAAATAGCCTTAAGCACACCGTGTAGAGGTTTAATTACGAGACTAGCTAAAAAATATGGCGTAGACAGACGAAATATCTACGCCATAAAAAACGGTGAAACTTGGGATTGGATTTAAATTACTCTACGTAAACTTTATCATCAGCTAAGACTTCATCCCAATTGACACGGGTAATAGCCCTTAATTGATCCAGCTTGGTGAAGCGTTCTCCGGGCATTCCTTGTTGTAATTCTTTTATCTCAGTAGCTGTCTTAAGGCCAACGCCTTTAAGAACTTGAGTCAGAAGCTGGGGAGTTGCAGAATTAATGTTGATACGAGCGAAAGCCTCAACCTCAGGCTTAACTAACTGTCGCCCACGCCGTTGTTTCACGTTCTTAGGGTCGGCTTCAGGCTCTTTAACCTCTTCTGCTACTTGATTCTTGTGTGCGAAGAAGACCTTACCTGTTGTTAAAGAACGAACCATAAAGTACTCGCCCTCATCGTGAGTGCTGAGAACTTCAATCTTTACGCCATTAGGGGTGTAGGTGTACTCCTTCATAGAGGCGACAGTCATTATGTAAACAGTGTCTGGCGGTATCTTAGTCTAAGATACGAAAAGGGTGGTAGTAATCCAGAAAAATGGCACCGTTACCAAGCTGGTTAAAAGCGGTACCGTTTGTTGGAGATGTTGTAAACTTCGCCAGCGAATACGGTGCTGGGAGAGGTGCAGGGTTAGACCCTATGTCCTCCGCAAGACGAGCGGCAGCAAAAGCGAGTGCGGGATTAGCTGCATCAGTAGCTCAACCAGCAGACTTACTAACGATTGCACCGTGGGCAACAAGAACCGTAGGTGCAGTCCAGAAACAACGAGTAGAAGGAGCGAAGACTCCCACGCAGCGAGCGATGGTGGTGTCTCATCCAAATCCTCTCATAAAAAGTTCAGTCTTAGGCTCCCCCCAGTCAGCAGCTCGCTTAGCTGGGTTTCTGGATTACCTAAACCCAGAGGCATGGGCGCTGGAAGTAGTTGACAAATTAAACCCAGATTTACAAGGTTCTTACAGTATGGATCCCGAGCAAAGAGCGCAGGAAATAAAAGAGGAGATGCTTAGAAAAGCCGCACAAAAACCCCAATAAAAAAGCCCCCTTTAAGGGGGCTCTTAAAAGACCTATAAGAAGGTCATCACTGAGGAACAGTCGAGGTATACACGCTCGACTCCACAAGACCGGCGGGCTGAAGAGCCAGATCGTCGCGCTTGGGCGCTTCGTCGGGCACAAGCCAGCAGACCTCACAGATACCCAGCGCTTTGTTCTTGCCAGACAGTTTGTTGGCTTGAGCGCGGGGATCGTACACACCAGAACCGAGACCCAGGCCGGAACCAGGGACGGTAGCGGTGCTGTACAGACGGTACTTGGTGTCTGCAGTCACCACGTGCATGTTCGCAGCATTCCAGGCATTGCTGGAAGCGAACGTGCCGTTCTCGATGCGGCTGCTCGAACCGACGAGGTTGGCGAAGAAACCGCTGGGGCTGGGAGCGGTGGTCAGACCCGAAGACAGGGCGGGACCCACGCCGAGAGCGGGAGCGGTCTGTGCACCAGCGATACCGCTGGAAATCACGTCGCCGCCGTCAAGACGGACGGACACGCGATACACATATGCACCAGAAGGCACGGTGATGCCATCGGTGATATCGGCGCGAACATCCTTGTAAGCGTCGGGGGACGGAATGATCACGTCGCCAGCCTTGAAGGGCTGGTTGGTGCCATTCTGGCCAGAAGCCCAAGGTTGGGTGTAGTAATCCAGCTGGTTGGTGCTGGAGCTGCCCTGGTAAGACAGGTCAACGTAACCAACAGCTTGCTGAGCAATCCAGCCGGGACGGAACACCACGCCGACAGGACCGCCAATAGGCTGGTTGCTGTAGGTCTCGGAAGTACCGTTCTCGTTCAGGAAGCTAAAGCTGCTGGTGGAATGCCAGTAGCGCAGAACGTTGGTGTAGTTTCCAGGGTAGATCTTGGAAACTGCAATCTGCTGAGGATTAATTGCCATCGTTAGTTACCTCCTTATCAGGCGTTAAAGGAGTAAGCGATGGTGGCGAAATCAGCGTTCAGAAGTTCGAAACCTGCGTACAGGCTCCAAATCATCATGATGAAACGGCTGAAGTCGTCATTGTTGTTCAGCAGCACCTGAGCGTTGTTGCCGCCGATACCGACGCCTACGCTCTGGGGACCGAAGAACATACCGATAGCGGTTTCGTACGAAGACGAGGTGCCGCCAATGGTAGCGGTAGCGCTTTGCGAAGGCATGTTGGTGGATTCGAAGAATCGCACGCCCTCAAAAACGAAACCGGTGGGCATGATCGGCTCACCAGCCACGAAGGTGGCTTGACCGAAGCCCTGACCCATGTACAGAGCAGCGTTGGGCTGCATCGAGGACATGAGGGGGTTGATTTGACCGTTGCCGGGATAACGAGCAACTTCACGGAAGTCGCTGTTCTGGCGCAGGTGCATCAGGAAGGTAGGATCGCAAACGCAGCGATAGAAACCGTCCTGGTAGGTAGGAACGTTACGCTTACGCAGGCTCTTCACCACGCGCAGCAGGTCGTCCTTAACGTCGAACTTAGCTTGCTCGGCGTTGCTGTAGGTCAGAGCACCAACAGCAAGGTCGCCAGGGTAGTAGTAACCACCTTGGGAGTCAGAAGCCTGACCCTTAGAAACAGCTTTCAGGAGTTCATTGATGAACACCCGGTCACGCCAACGACGATAGTCGTCGAGCAGAGTCAGCGAACCAATCGACTGGTGGAAGGCAGTCAGGTTGCCGGTATCCAGCAGAAGACGCTGCGCGGTGATCAGAGTCTCGCGAGCAATCTTGAAGGTGCTGGGCTGAGTGGGATCAGTCGGGTCTGCAGGACCGGTGTACTCGCGAAGGGTCACGAGCACTTTGTCCTTCACAATGTTGCGGCTGTTGGCAGTACCAATGGTCTGCTCAGCAGTACGCTCACGGGATTCCTTGCTGCCGGGGTTACCCCAGAAGCGATAACGATCAAGCTGGACGGTCTGGCCGGGTTGTTTGCTACCTGTAATGCTTTAATAAGCACCGAGAGGCTCTTTATCCTCACGTAACATCAACTTAAGGGCGTTGATGAGTAGACTATATCATCACCCACAGCGGGGTTTTCCCCTGTTTGGGTGCTCCGCACTCGTGTCACCTTATCGGCTTCTACAACAAAATTGTTGCGTTCAGCCTCGCTCCATTTTGACTTTCCTCGGTTAGTTCGAGTGTCATAACGAAGGTCAAATTTGTATTGCATAGCTTTACACCCGTAAGGCTTAAGTGCTTCTACAAAATGCCTAGCGTTTGTCCCATTAGCGCGAAGATTCCATAAATTTGGACTCTTTTTAGCAGAGGGCACGCGAGGAGTTAAAGAAGCTCCTGTAAGACTTTCTATCCAATCTGATACCGTTAAAGCAGTATCATAAGGGACGTATAAAGCCAGCTCTACAATGCGTTCCCTAATATAGGGTTCTCCTGTCTGCGTGGATTCACCACGCTTTCTCAGGTGTAGGCTTCCGTCGTCCATGTAGAGAACGGCGAGTCCTTCTAAACCGATATCCCTGAGGAAAGTAGCTGTAAAAACTTTTTTCCCCTGAGGATACAGTTCCCTATAAATAGGTAGTAACAGCTCGTTCTGATTGGACCACCATTGACAGGAAGGAAAAGTTCCGGTCTGGCAATCAGACTCGCGATCCTTTATGGGTTGTTTAATACCCAGAATTCGGTTTAAGCGCCCCACTTTCCAGCGAAGGAACTCAAACTGTTTTCTTGAGTGAGCGATGTGGAGACTAGGGTAAGTAGTCACCTGCCGTAAATGGCCATCACCCAAACAAACTCCTTTTAAAAAGGAGCGATCGCTACGAGAGAGCATTTGAGCAGTGTTAGTCGTTGAACCTTCCAACCATTTCTGATTGGCTTGGCTGCTGATTGGCCTCCCTTTCGGGTCCGGCGTTCCAGCAATTCACGGAGTTTAACCTAAAGGCTTTCACCTAAAGGGACTCTAGACTCATGAGTCCAAGTCGTGCACTACAACCGGCTCTGCAGCCATCTCTACAACGTACGCGGGATGCGGACGGTAGAGCTCTGCACCGAGCAGCTTCGGAAAATCATTGTCGACGAACAAAGCGCCAACCTCCGAAGAACTACATACGTAGTTTACCTATAAAAACTACGATAGAAGCTAGAGGTTGTCGCATTTATAGCGTTAAATAGATTTTTGGTTGCTTGAGTTGACAGTAGGACTAAAGACCCTAACCATACTCCGTACTCCTTCAGGAGCTTGGTAGTAAACGCTGCCATAGTTATAAGCGTATCGAGTCGATTTCCCCCGGTAAACAAAACGTAATGCTGTAGACATCAGGCCGGGAGTTTCGCTACGAACGGTCTCGGTAAATGTCTGACAGTAGACAGGAGGTTGGTACCTCCACTGGGATCGATCCGCTGTCCCCTGAGAACCGAGAACATTAATTAATAAGCTCCCTTCGTAACTTCTATGAGTTACCCCTCCTCCAGTTCTTCCTTCCGCAGAAGTATTACTTGCTGGTGTGTCGTAAGGCGTGTACGCCTGGTTTGAAGGAGCGATGCCGTTGTAGTACCTATAAGTACCGGCATTACGTATGCCAAACTCAGGCCCCGTGGAAGTAACGACCTTTGCGTTAGCAATTGTGGTTGTATATAAACTTCTATATCCGGTGTATGCGCTTAAAGAACCGCTAGGGAGATAGTCGTTGTTTTCGTAGTCAACCCAATATCCTGATACGGCTTGGGGTACCTGTCTCCACGCGGTTGTCGTGTACAACCCGCTGTTAGGGGGGCCAGGAGTGATAATGCCGTAATCGGCACCGGTATCCTGTATCCCTGAACTTACAACAATATAAGTAGGGTGAACAGGACCACTTTGAATGCGGTGATATCCATCATCATATTTATAATTACTTAGAGGCGCGTAAACCACGAGGGCACCTTAATAGATACCCTCAGTATAAGTTTTATTAAAAATCAGCTCGCTTCTACAGTCCCAGAGGGCTCAACCTTGGCGTTTAGGGTCTGCATATCGTTGCTAATACTCGTCATGTCCTGAACGTAAGCGGCTTTAAGTTCTTCGAGCTCTTTCTTAAGACGTTCGATCTCTGCGTTATTAGACCCAGAGCCACCGCCGTTAGAAGCGTATCGACGACCGAGAGAATTAGGCATGATGAGGACTGATTAAGTTGATGTTGTCAGTTTACTTGCTCTTTGAAAATTTTTGAGCCTTAGCCTTAGCTCGGTGGATACGCTCAGGGAGATCGCCTTTGGTTTTTTCTTCGTACTCCTTTACTTTGCCTTTTGAGATCTCGCCACGCTCAGCCATCGCATAAAACTTACGTCGTTGAGCTTCGGATTTGAAAGGCACTAGATTAACTTCAACCCTTCTTGAATATTAACAAGTCCACTCCCAGAAAAATGCCCAAAGGAACTTAAATCAATTTTAGGGGAAGCTATCGAGCGCCATAATTTATACATATTTTCAAAACGTATATCGTCTATAAAAAGCCAACGGGTTTTATTTGGTAACTCTTTAGCACTTAGATAACCCAGAAGCGTTTCTTCAAACGGACCATCCTTAGGTCCGTCCAACATAATAAAATCCGCGCACTCAAACAAATTAAGATACTTTGTAAAGATAGAAAAATCAGAGAGATCCTCAAGTAACTGTGTTAAACGCTTTGACTCAAAATCGTCCTCAGTTAAGACCGTCCAATCAAACTCCTGCCATCCTGTGATGTCAAAAGTGTAAACACAAGAATTTTCTGAACTGTTGTCCACCATCACTCGGGACGAGCAGCCTCTGTACGTCCCGATATCAAGCATAATCTCGGGATTGATAGTCGAGATTAAACCAGATAAGAGTCGGTAGTGATCTCCCGGAAAAGCGTTAGCAAACTCAAAATCCGGGTGTATCTCGTTAAAAGCCGCATACTTCAAGGCGTCGATAACCGTGGAGTAGTCGGAAAAAGCCTGTGCTGCCGGATCGTCGTCTACCGAACAGAAAAAACCAGAAATAATGTGACGCGCATTCATAAAGAAAAACTCCGCCCGTTATGAGCGGAGTCCCCATCACCTACTACTAAAGGATACCTCAGCTTGCATCCATAAACAGGAGCTTGCTGCGGAAAGCTTCAGGATTCATCTGAGACAGGTAGCGCCAAGCTTGCTCGGGACTACGGTTCATGGTCTCAGAGAAACCCTCCCACTGAAGCTCAGTGTTCGTGGGGGCATTCTGAATAGCGCCAGCAGGTACAGCAGGCATTTGATCGTAACGAGGCTCGTAGCCGTAACCGTTATCCTCCGGGTAGGAAGAAGCGGCTTGATCGTACACGGTTTCCACGGGGTAGACCTCAGTGAAGAAACGGTCCGTGTAATCAGCCAGTTGCTCGGGATCCGTCAGAATATGCTCCATCACAGCGGCACGATTCGCAACGGAATCGAGAGTTTGCTGCTGAGACATCAGAGCATCCTCAAGAGTAACTGCGTACTGATTGAGGATGCCAGGAGCTTCCAGGCCGAAGTGATTAACGACGGCGGCTGTTTCGGCGCTTAGTTCCGGTGCTTCCGTAGAAGTCGGATAAGAAGTTTGGGTCGTAGACCCGTTGCTGTACGAGGTCGGCTGAGCCTGGGGTGCCTGGTAAAGATACGGTTGGGCCTGTGAACTCTGACTGTACAGTTGAGTATCCGGTACCGACGTTTGGTACTGCGGATACGATGCTGTCTGGCTGGGGGACGGGGAGAGCCGGGAGACTACCCGCTCCAGGCTGCCCATAGCCGCCTCCCACGGATTCGACGGGGAGGATGCCGACTGAAACTGGTTGTACTGGCTGTTGGTAGAAGGGACCGTAGCCTGTGTTACCTGCGACGGCGCTTGGGGCATAGTTGCCGAAGGCGCCCCCTGGGTAGTTGCTACCCATTGCGGGTAGGTTGTTGAACCCGAATCCGCCGAGGGCGCCGCCTGCGGGGCCGCTACCGCCGGGGATACCGGGCTCGGGATCGAAGCTGGGATCTGCTGGCTCATAGCTGCCCGAGTAAGTCAGTTCTTGCGCGAGGTGATCAAACGTCCTGTATAACAGGGGCGTGATGTTTAGCCGAGGATCAGCCGCAAGCGGTTGATTCGGCATGAGAGGATGTGGCACTTGCAACATCTGATTAAATAATAATAGAAATTGTTGAAATGCGCCCTGAGTTTGTTGGATCATTCTGAACGGAAAACCTTTGAGCATTTCCGCTCGTTCAGAATCTGTCTTATCAGGGAACAGGTATTTGAGCGCCTCAACGCTGTCCACACCTAGTTCTTGAAGGTTCCTGACGACGATCGACTTTTGGTTGATGTCGTAAGCGGTATCCTCATAAACATCCCCTTGGAAGCGATAAGAAACATCGCGATCTCCATCAGGAGGTAGACCGTAGACACCCGAAGGAACCTTGTTCTCAGTTAGTGCTTTATTAATAGCTGCATCAATGTCAGATTCATACTTAGCTACTCGCTTCTGATATCGAGTAAGGGCTTCCTCTGTTTGCTCCTTAGGGGGATTAGGGGCAGTCATGCCCGTGACAGCGATAAAGCTCTCGCGGAAGACTTGTTCTTGGTGATAAATAATCATCTCCAAGAGTCGGCAGAAACCATACGTAAGGAAACTCTTGTTCTTACGTAAAGCCGTGGCCTGAGCACGACCCATCAAGCCTTTAATCTCAGTAGCTGTAGCGCCAGCCGAGATAGAAATTTCGTCAACACCCCCTAAAGCAGTTCGAATCTCTTCACGCAGTAACAAAGCGTAACGATTCATGTCCCCGTTCACCGGGTCGGGCGTCATATAGCCCACACGGTCCGAGGGTTCGATATTGGCGATAACGCGTGGTACGCGTAAACCACCAATCATTGCCGAGGAACCGAAAGGCTCCGAAACCCGAGTCGAAGGAGTATCGCGTCCGGCGAATCCGCTTTGACTGCTGATTGTCGGACGGAAAGTACGATCCGCGTCCGAAGCTTCGACCAGATCGCTACGAGGACGCGAACTAATCAGAGTGGGGTTACCAAAAAATTCAATGTTCTTAGCGATGTTCTTAACGAGGCTGTCGTGGAGAACGATTTGCTCCATAAAGGAGTCAAACTCTCCCTCACCCTCTGTCCCACTGGAATTGGGTTTGTTGAGAACCTCAACAGCCGGAATAAAACCTAGATCGTTAGGCCGACTATTTTGAGGAGTTAGAACCTGCCCAGGATCGAGCTCAAAACTGAGTTCACTATTAGATTCGAACTCTTTAATAAGATCCGCAGTTATAGAGATACGAACATAACGTTTGTTTTGCCCGTAGGTCTCAGCAGGCAAACCTAAAGTCGAATTTCTAACCTTATAACTGTAGAGAATTACGACTTCTTCGATATCTCCGTTTACATCGTGATAAACACGGTACTGGCTCTTAGGAAAGAAATAAATTTGGTACTTTAACTTCGGGTCTGGTCGAAAATAGAAGAGCCCACACCCGTCGATTAAGAAATTACGAATAATCGAGGGAAAACGAATATCTAACTTATTTAAAGAAATTAAATTATCTAAAAACTTGGTACGACCCTGAAAAGTATCTTGCTCACAGTAGAAAAATAAACCTTTCTTAATCATCAACAGCGTCATTTGCTGCAGATGACTTAAAACCACCATCGTGGCGGACTGCCTGCTCCGATCCTGAGTCCGCGAGGCTTCAAGAATCTCGGTGAACCGCTGTCGAAGGCTCAGATTGTCCGCCATGTGGCCGTTTCCCCGTTGTCTGGTAAAAAAATCCTGCTGGGCAATCACTTAACGCGAATTTCCAGCAAATCAAAAAAGATATAGCTGGAAAAACGACGAATTTTAAGCAGGCAACAGGTAGTTCCTTACTCTATCCAGTTTAAACAGTTCCGGCGGTAAAAGTTCATGCGGATAGGGCTCCAAAATGTGATCAGTCCGCCCCAATGGGTCAGTTCCACCGGCTTGTGCCTTGTAGTTATCTAAATGCTGAAGCATATCTGCACTATCGCAAGGTGCTACGGCATTAGGAACATCGTCAAAGCAATGGGAGAAGGAAGTTACCTTACGCTTCATGCGCTCAGAGTCGCCCATCCAAGAAAAATGCCAACCAGCGTCGCAATCACCAACGACAAGATCGTTGGGGTTCATTCGAATCTGGGAAGGAGTCATTTCTAGATGCTCATGAAGCACGATGGTGCCACAAGTCCAGTTATCTGGGGCTTTTGTACCATCTCCTTTCGGATCACGAACACGTAGATCACCTCGCCCATAGAACATGGGCATCGACAAACGAACGCAACGCTTGGAATCCGCTTTTGCGAGGTCCACGGCCTGCAGAAGAGACTCCGGACGAGGGATTTCGTCTACATCACTAAAGAAAAAGACGGAATCTGGGGGACACATGCGCATCCCGACGCCTAGAGCATCTCGCTGAGCATATTCACGAGCCCAAGGATTCGCGATCTCCTCCTTAGAAGGAAGTTCTACGTGGAGAACCTGGATATTCTCGTCGGAAATCCCTAATTCCTTCAGCGTTTCAACGCACGTAAAGGGTTTAGGATCACCTTTAAACGTTCTGTTACCATCTGTAATAATAAAACCATCTACAATATCTTTTAAAATGTTGATTCGAAGCTCTAGAAGCTCTTTTTCATCAAAGTATAAAAAGCAGTCAAAAAGCATGTGGTGATAAAAAGGCTGTCAGCATACTAAGCCTTTACTGCAGGGTTTCTACCCCCTCCCGCACGAATAATCAGAGGGGTTTCCGTAGCTGTTTTGCGAGCACGAGCTTCCTCCAGTAAATCTTCTTTTGTGCTCTCTACATCATAAGGAGTAAATGAGGGCTCAGAAGCAGTGTTGAGCGTAGGTGGGACCACTCCACGGAATGTGCTTTCATCCATCCGGGAGAAATCCGAGATTTTTCCAATCCCAGATTGATCCTTTTCCGTTTCCGAGAGCGCTTCACCCTCTTCCGTGTTAAAACGACGAGCTAAAGAGCGAGCAAGACTAGATGAAGGATCGAAACTAGCCATTATTTTTGCTCCTTTTTAGGTATTCAGAAGCCTTACGGCGAGCACGTTGAGCTTTTTCCGTATTGGGAACGCGAGTATTTACAGGTTTGTCCCCTTTAGTTGCCTCTTTCTTAGCATCATCAGTCGCTTTCCGTTCTTCAGGGGATAAGGACGCCCACGCTCGACGTGGTAAATACCTTTCGGTACGTCCTTTTTCGCGAGCGAGGTCAGCCAATGGTGATATCTTCGGGAGTAATACCGCGTAAGATTGCGGCCTGACGCAGAAGGTTGCTCTTCATAGGGTCAGCGAGAGCCGTCAGGATGTCATACTGACGGGACTTACCTAACTCACTATAAATATCTTTGTATTCAGGCAGATTAGACCCGAAGCCAGACTTGGATGAAAGGTACCCCGTTAACCCGGAGATAAGATCTTCAGCGTTCATGGGTTTTAGTCCTTGTTTTTTTCGTACTCTTCACGCGTTTGCCAGTCTTCCTTGCCCCAACGTGAGAGACGGTTAGAGGAAGATTTCTTACCCGCGTAAGTTCCTCCCATATCTTTATAGTACTTAGTCGCGAGCTGCATCGCTCGGGCACTGTGACCACCGAGTTTTGCGCGGGCTTTAGCTTTTGCCCGTGCCCACTTCTCGGGGTCTCTTTTTTTAGCGATTTCAGACATCAGTAGAGAGCAATAATGCCTGCGACGGTGGATGACCCGCTAACCATTGTCATAGAGACCGGATAAATCTGATCTCCTGCTATGTTTTCGACAACGATTACCTGCCCCCTCATATCTGCTAACTCCCCTACAACGATCCCAGGATCTTTGTTTGGTTTAGCTGGAATATAAATTGCCCGGCAAGCGGGGAAGTTTTTAGTACCACTTGCGGGGTTAATAAAATACCCACTGGTGTAGGGAAGTGCGCCAGTTTGCGCGTAAACGGAACCAAACGCTCTAACGTCCATATCAATCGAGGGTTTCTATTAGTTTACTCAGATATTCGGCAGCTTTTTCGAGATCTTGCTTTCCGTTTTTGTCTTCCCACCGCCACAAATACTTATAGATGCAACACTCAAGATAACCTTGAAATTTTGATTTGCCTACGGAAGCTAACTGCGCATCATAGCACTGTAAACCATTCTTTTCGTAATAATTAGGTCGAATGGGATCAGGCTCACCCAGGGTTAAACCAGTAGATTGTTCCGCCATGCTGTACTAAGAAATTCCTCAGTCGATACGCGTCAGATCGGTGAAGAGTCTGACAATAATTTTTTCCGGACAGAATATAGCACACGTGCACATATTCAGCACCACGTGCGGCCATGACGGATTAAAGGATGAGCATCTCCTTTAAGTCTAAAAGATTTCCATGTTGTTTCTTTAAATTCTTGGAGTATTTATTGTCATCATGTTTAATCAAACCATAAGGAAGAATCTCATAAACTCCGTTTTTCCTATGGACAGGAACACAACGACGATGTTCATAACCACTAGGGAGTCGCTCAAAAGCGAGTCCCATTGAGCTTCTATCTGCAATAGGCCAGTTACGAATTCCCGTTTTCGGATAGCTCCGTTCTGGATGGCAGCTGTCTGATCGAATATAGATCTCAGCATCCACTTGATCCAGAATCATCCCGCAGTAATAAGGACTTCCGAGTTGGACGAAGAAGTCAATCTCATGATCCACCACGAGGATTTTGGGGACTTTAAATCCATAGTGATGCCAAACGTTCGGGGTTTCCTTCGTTAGAGACCATTGATTGTAATTACCGATTAAAACACGCTTATTGTCATACTCTTCATAAAGCCCAAAACCTGGCTCTAATCCATACTTACTTAAAACTGGTTTCCACTTACGATAATAATTAAAGTTTTCGCTAGTTATATAGATATCATTTTCCTGGTAAATATAAAAATCTGCGGCGCGGTTAAGAACCGCCGCCATCAAATCGTGCTTATGTGCCCAAGTTAGATACCAATTTTTGTACTCCGGAGACGCGACTTTTACGTTTATTTCTAACGTATCGAACTGCTCGAAGAGCGATTCCAGCGTGGAAACGTCCTCTTGAGCTTCGTAGTTAACATAAATATTAACAGAGACTTCGTGAAAAAATCGAGAATATTCGGTTAAGACATTAATAAGAGGATCAATCCGTCGCAGCGGATCATGCGCGGTTATGGCAACCCAAATCTTTTTAGACATGATAAAGCTCGGACGAGCCGAGAGACTTTTTGCACTCTAGTGCCGCCACAGTGGCAGAAATACTCTTCTCAATATTCGATAGTAAACTCCCCGCGTCGCTGTAGGAACTGAATAAGCCAAGTATATGCGTCTAACAAATCATCGTGCGCTGTAGAGCCAACGTTGATCAGCTGCTCAAATAATGCGTCAAACTTCCGGTACTTATTAAAGATAATCTTCTTGTTTTCCAACAAACCCAACGTCCCCCTAAAACGAGCAACCTTATCCCCCCTGAAACCCTTGACCTCGTGGATATGGAGGTTCCCGAGTTCACGCTCATTCACCAAGACCCGTCGAAGATCTGCCGCTAGCGATGCTTGGTACGCAACAGATTCCACCACGAGGGTCACAGTCGAATACGTCGGCAGGAACTGATTATCGTGCTGCGTCAGAATCCCCCATTCCAGCAACATATCGCACAACATATCGATCTTCTCCAAGTTGCCAATCGAGCGGCACTGATGTGAATCGATGATGTAGTACTTGTCCTTTAAGCGCCCACCCAAAACGAACGCGGTGTAGTCGCTCGTTTCGTTCTTACTAGCCGATAAGTCGATGCCCACGGCGAGCGTATCGAACTCAGTAACGACTTCACCCTTAATAAGGAGATCTGGCGACACAACCAGATCAGATGTCATAACAGGTTGCTGCTGGTACTGGAACGCGAACGCAACCGGATCCAGCTCTTTCTGTTGAAGCAAATACTCTGTCGACCACTGCTCTGGCCAATAGCTGACCGGATTGCCGTGAGAGTCGTACGTAATAGCTTCTTGCGTTACTTGCTTCCACCCCTTTTCCGGCACGAACATCGTCTTATGAATGTCCAGCGGGTGGAATCGAGTACCCAGACAGATGGATCGACCACCTTCGAAGATAATCGGCGCGATAACCGAGGACCAGTTATTGTTCATCTCATCCCTAATAGCGGGATTTCGAATATCCGCACTCGACTTAATAGGGTCATCCACAATCACGAGGTGCGCACGTTTCGACGTAATCGAACCTCGCAGACCTGCAGCACGTAGGGTGAATTCCTCATCGCCCACGCGGGGAATGCCCGCAAAATCGAAGTCGATAGACCAACCAATATCAGACTGCATACCCGCCCGCAACCGCACCCGTGGGAACACCTTGCGGAATTCCGACGAATCGATGATCTGACGGATAATGCGACTCTTAGGTATAGCGGTCGCGATGTTGTACGAAACGTAAATAATTTGTAGGGGTAACCTAGCCGTCGTGTGGCGCCCAATAATCCACGCGGTAAACATGTTGAGCGCCGTGGACTTAGCGCTACCCCGAGGAGCCAGAATATCAAGGTTTGGCCCAGCGATATCTAATAGGTATTTATTTGACTCCCCTGTGATCAAGTGCCGATGCCACTCCAGCATGTGCTTCGCTGGAGGCTTATCTAGCAGTGTACAAAACGTGTGGAAATCGTCCGCTGCCTTGCTGTATATAGTATTAACGTTGGTATCGTTCTCCTCAGACGCCTTAAGTGCACGCAATTGAGCAGCACGCCTATACGCAAATGTTTCCCGACTCGGCATGTCAGTAAGTTGACAGTGCAGTTATATTACTAGCAATCAACTCTAATCGCACGGATGGCAAAAATTCTCTGGTATGGAGATGCCTGCTGTAACACAGGATTCGCTAGAGTTACACATAGTATCTTAGACCATCTCTCCAAAGAGCACGAAGTTACCGTTATTGGTATCAACGCTACAGGAGATCCGCACGATTACCCATTTAAGGTCTACCCTGCCTCCACGATCCACTGCGGAGATCGGTTCGGTATCCCCCGAATCCCCGAGATTATCGAGAAAGTAAAACCCGACGTTTTTATCTGTCTGCAGGACATTTGGATCTGCAACCAAGTCTGGGAGCGCTGCCAGTTCCTAAAGGCAACGCACAAATTTAAATTTATTGCGTACTTCCCAATCGACAGCGAAGGGTACTACCCCGACATGCTTCGGAATATCCCTCACTGGGATATGGCAATCACTTTCACCGTCAACTGCGCAAACCGAATCCTTGAGCACGGGATTCAAGCCACACGGTTGGGCGTCCTTCCGCACGGCGTGGATACGTCTAAGTTTGCGCCGATGCCTCGTGATGAAGCTCGCGAAAAACTCGGACTTCCTAAAGATAAGTTCATCGTTCTAAACGCCAACCGTAATCAACCTCGCAAACGGATCGATTTGACGATCCAAGCTTTTGCGAAATTTGCTGTCGATAAACCCGACACCATGTTGTACCTCCACATGGGGGTTAAAGATATGGGCTGGGATGTCCTGCCGCTCTTCAAACGCGAGATGCAACGGCATGGTCTCGACGACACTCAACGTTTAGCACTGACATCTAATAACATTAACTACACAGATGCCCCTCCAGACGAACTACTAAATCTGGTCTACAACGCTTGCGACGTGGGTATTAACACGGCAGATGGTGAAGGCTGGGGTCTCGTTTCTTTTGAACACGCGAGCTGCCGTAAACCGCAGGTTGTTCCTGACCACACGGCGTGCGCAGACATTTGGAACGAAGCCGCACTTCTAACTGATATCGCTGCCTGGGTGACCGACAAAGACCTGGGCGTCGTACGCGGTTTGGTTGACATCGATAACACAGTCAAAAACCTCAACGACTTGTACAACGACAAGGATCTCTACGAAGAGATTGCAGGGTGCTGCTATGCCGTGACCCAACGACCCGAGTACCGCTGGGAAAATGTGTCCGCCGGTTTTAGTCAAGCTGTCAAAGACCTCCTGAAGTGATCCGATGCAAGTAACTAACCGCTTTTACCACGCGTACTCTGACGTGGTGTTCCCTGTAAAAACTCCTCAGGAGGATATACCAGACGTATATACACAAGCTGAAAAACTTGGCGGCAAATTCACTCGGATTTTGCATGGACTTCCTACAGGATCTGTAGCTAACTTCAGTCCTTCTATCGTCAAGCACAAAGACAAAACCTACATCGCGTGGCGATCACAGCCAGAGCCATTCGGCTTTCGATACGACAACAATTACTTTTATCTAAATAACACACCGACAAATATCCAGATCGGTCTTCTTCATGACGACAAAACGATCTTGGGGACTAAGCCACTTAGGCCAAACAAACATCGATTGAGCTACGAAGATCCTCGCTTATTCGTAGGTCCGGACAGCGAACTCTACGTTCAGTTTGTTGGCTCTACGTACGCAAGTCAGTACAACAAAGGGGGCGCAAAACTCTTCGACGTTCCTAAGATTGTTGTTTGCCACGTCGATGAGAAGGGTGATGCAGTAAGCGCTGCTATCCCGCCCATCGGCAAAAACCTAGAGAAGAAAGAAGCTGAGAAAAACTGGTGCTTCTTTACGCACAAAGACGAACTTCGCTGTCTGTATTCGACAAGGCCCCTGGTCTTTGAATGCGAGAAGAGCGAAAAGATCACAATCGATACGAGTGCTTTAGATGAAGTAACATTTGGCACCCCAACGTTTAACTCACTAGCACCTATTGATCTGGGGTATGCCTACCTAATCTTCTACCATTGGAAGCATATGGTGTCTACACCGCAGGGCTTTACGTACCTGCAGTATCACCTTAGTGCTTACATGATTGATAAGAAGTTTACGAAGGTAACCCACGTGATCAAGAGGCCCTTGTTCTCAGGGTCCCTGAACGATCGCCTTATTCACTGGACAGATTACGCCGGTAATCCCGTATCTAACCAGCCTGCAGTGCTTCTCCCCTTCGGGGCTTACATAGAAAACACTGAGTTGGTTATGAGTTTGGGTGTTAACGATGCGTTTATGGGTATCTTCCGCTGCCCGCTCGAATCGATCATGCGCTTGCTTGAACCGATGAGCGCCTGATCAGGCTTTCTCTTCGCGCTCGATGGTGCTCCACACCAGAATCGAAGCTTCTTCAATGAAGTTTTGAAGCGTAGGCTGACCGTCCAGAGTTTGAATTAACTCACGGATACAACGGTCAGCCCCCGCCAAGAGCAACCCGCGCCGATCTAGACCATCGGTAATGGATCGAACTGCCTGGATGTGAGAGCGTAACTCTTTCTGCAAGGCGGAAATTTTTGTCGCCGCCGTGGCATGATCTAGCATACCCGTCTGGGTCATATCCCTAACGTTTTTAATATCGTCATGAAGCCCGTCGATCTCAATTAAAAGAAGACGACGAAGATCGTTCTTGGGATACTTCTCTTGGATCCACGCGGTGAGATCAGAGATGCTTCCTTGGTAACCCGGAGTTAAAAACCGAGCATACAAGTAAGCTTCGATATCACTCGTGGAGTTCTTTGCGTAATGGACAAAAGCGTCCTTTTGTGACTTATCTAAAGAACCCAGCCAACTAGCGACTGTAGTTGAATCCCCAATTTGAGACTTGATCACGCAAAAGCTCCAACCCCGGCCATAGCCATTCCAGCACCATACTGACGTGCTGCCATCTCCTGGGCAAAACGCTGACGAGCCAGAGCAGACTGACTTTCGTAGCTTTGTTGTGACAGAGCAAGTTCCCCGCCAACTTTTTCACGCTGGAGAACTCGTCTGCCTTCTGTTTCTTGCTGAGTCAATGCAAGTTTACCGCGAGTAAGCTGTTCATCAGCGGCAAGTTGTCCGCCGAATTGCTCTCGCTGAAGCTTACTTTCTCCGCCGATTTTGCTGCGTTGCAACGCCAACTCGTTAAACGTATTTTGTTGCGCTTTACGAATATCTAAGTTTGAACTTGCGATACTCTGAGCCAATAGGTTACGGTTGGCTGCAGCATCTTGGTTCATCTTTGCGGACATCTCTACAGCGGGAGTCAACAGAGATGTCTCACCCTGTAGAACGCGATCTTGGATCTGACTCTGCGTGGCCGCGTAAGCCTTCGTAAGATCAGCTGCGGTCTGCGCTCCTAAGAGCTGCATCGCGAGGTTTGACTTCTGTTGAAGTCCTAAATTTGCAATGGTCTCCGAAGCATACTGAGCAGGAATTGCAGCAGCAAGATTCGCAGAAAGCTGATCTTTTTGGGCAGCTATTTTGAATCGATCGTAAGCGGACTGACCGAGGATTTTACTGAGAATCGTTTCAGTGCCACCGTATAAACCTGTTGCGGCAGCAAGCTCCTGAGCAGCGGCAGTGAGTCGAGTATTACCAGGAGCGAGTTGGGCAGTGTATAGGGCGGCCATGCCAGGATCCAACCCCATCTGTTGCGGCGCACTGGGATCACGGGTTGCGCCGATTAAAGAGCCAACTCCGCCAGCAAGAGTTCCCGCAGCACCAATAGCTCCTAAAATGGGGAATGCCATGACTTATTTCGGGTTAAAAGTCTGAAAAGGAGCCATAGTGGCTTGGTACTGCTGACCTAATGCGGTCATTGTATTTGCATTAGGAGTTACAGCTGCCCACGCTGTGGAAGCGAGAGCACCCATAGCGCGAGAGTTAGCTTCAATCTGAGCGGCTTGGACATCCCGCCAGACACGCATTTTCTCCAAAGCCTCTTGCCGACGAGTGTTTGCAAGAGTCTGCCGATAAGCAAGAGCGCTTGTCAGCAGAGACCGCCGAATAAACTGCTCAGTTTCCTGCTCCCGAAGCTGTTGCTGAAACTCAGGGCTCAGGTACTTATCTAAACGACTCAGGATATCCTGCGGCGTCTGATCTTCTTTCTGCGGGATTTTTTCGGTGCCTGCTGGTTCAGGCAAGACAGGGGGAGGAGGCGGCGTAGAGTCTTGAGGAGAAGTTGGAGTTTGCTCCCAATCTGTGTCACCACGGCTGCTCCTTGACTCCCCGCCTGCAGCAGCCCGAGCGCGTTGCTGATCTTCGAGCTGCGTCCGGACGGACTTAGGGAACGCACCAAAGATTTTCCTGTAAGACTCAGGGCTTTGATATCCATAACGCTCTCCAGCGTAGTATTTTTTCTGTCCGCCGACCTCTTCCTCTTCGCCCACGATGGGGGCATAACCGGGAATAAGGTTAGTGGCAGCAGTGTGAGCGATAGCACCGAGCGGATTAATCGCCGCAGCTACCTGCCCAAGAACCGGAACGGAATAAAGAGCTCGACCAGCTTCGTATAAAGGGTTAGCCATGTTTGTTTCTCCTCAGACTGGTTTAGCTAACTCAGAAATGGCTGAGTTGTTCTCAAAACGTTCTCGGGCAAGAACGTTCTGGAGAGCAGATTCCATAATCCCCTGAGCTGCAGTGTAGCCAGACTCAACACGTTGGCGCTGAATATCACCAAGGGATTTAACCTGCTGTTGACGAACAGCGGATTGAGCCTGAAGAGCATTCGACAGATAATCGAATTGCTTCTCAGCCATGATCTCCCGAATCCGACGATTGGAGAGACTTTCAGCTTGCTTCTCGCTCAGTTGTGCTTGGAACGTTGCAAAGGATTGGGGGTCAACCGGCTCCTCAGCAATAGGTCCAAGACCGAACCGTTCAGAGATTGCGTTTAACGCCCGAACCCGTGGAATAACACTCTCGTAGTACTGCTGGTAGGACAGACCTAACTCGGGGCTAAAGAAGTACTTACTAGCTCCGGAAGGAACACCCGTAGGATACTGGGTGGGCTGAGTACCGCCGAGCAGGCCACCCGCGATCTTCTCTGCAGCAACCTCAAGTCCAAGTGCACCAGCTAACTTAGCTCCACCGCCGAGGGCAGATCCGAGTAACCCCCCTCCACCAGCAGCAGTTGCAGCAACGGCAGGAGCAGCGGCGGCAGCAGCGACAGGAGCAGCAACGGTAGCGGCAGTAGCAGCAGCACCGAGCCCCGTCGTAGTAATAACGCCCGCGTCAACTAAACCCTGAAAAACCTGAGGATTATTTAAAACGGCACTAACCTTTGCGGTGTCTCCGCCAAAGGCATTTAACAGGTCAGAGTAGACCTTACTTAAATTACTAACCCCAGCAACACCTCTAATCGCCATTAGCTTCTAGCCGGGTTGTCAAAAGAAGTGCCGGATAACGGCTTCTTGTTGTATCTTACATCATCTAATTCATCCTTAGGAATTATCCCACGCTCGGCTTGATCCTTGGAAGGATGCGTAGCGGTCTGAGGAAAATTAGATTCCAGATACATCGACAAGAATGTCGTCGGATCTATCTCCGGTGCGTCCTTACGAACATCACGTTCGCGGAGTTGGCGTTCGCGCTCCATCATGGATCAACCGAGCTCCTGATACTGAACAGAGGCAGGAACTTGAGAGTTCGAAGGAGCGTTCAGAACAGAATACTGACCGCCGTAGTTAGGAAGATCGTACTCAAGAGGACGCTGTTGACTAAGGAACTCACCGGATTCCAAGCTCTGAATACCCATATTCTGTAAGAACTGAATAAAAGCACTCATTAAATAGTCGTCACCAATAACAAGTGCGAGCAGATCCTCAAGCTCAGCACCATCATCAGCGGATACCACGCCAGCGCGTAAACGATGCTCTAACTGATTGCGTGCTTCCGGTTGGCTAACCTTAGGTTGAGCGTTAAGCGAACGTGTAGCATTTGTATACATGCCATCAGCTTCATGCCCCGGCATGGGAGGAGCAGCCCGGTGGAAGTTCCGCAGAACGGAAGCAACCATAGGAGCAGCAACAGCTTTCTCTGCAGAAGTTACAGGAACAGGTAACCCCAGAACGCGGGCTGCAAATTCATAATCCTGGGGAGAAAACACCGGAACACACCGCTACTGATGTCTCTAGTTTAGGCGTAATTTGCAGAATATCGCCCGGTTGGATATCTAGCGAAATACAGATACGCTCAAGAACATCAGGAGAAGGTATATATTCTGAGTCGTAGTAAATCTTCCGTGTTGTCGTGGGGGACAACTCAGTCACACGACTAAGCATGAAAGAGGACATCCCACGTGCGTCCAGAATGTGCTTCAGCTTATTAACAAGCCGACGACAGGAAGTGTAAGAAGAGTAGAAGGGCATAGACCTGTCTGAGCACACCGGTAATTTTTACAGTTTAGCCTTAGCTAAATGAAACACTTATAGACTCTCAGATATTTAAATATTTAAAATCCGAGGTTCTTCATCCTCACAAAGTGAAGATCGTACGTTGTGTAGTTAAGGGGGATATTAGAATTGTTAAACGGATGTTTGTAAACTTCTCCCTCCACGTGGGACTGCCAAGCGGGATTCCACTTAGCGTGCAGGTATTGTTTGTTTAGTTCGTGAGCAATATGAATCGAATGAGCAAGCTCCGGTTCACTTCGCCAAGTCTGGCTTCCGTCGTCGTAATTACCACTCTTCTCTCCGTGGTAGTAGGGAACGCCTACCGACATATGCCTTTTAAGCTCCCGATGCTTAAACCGCATCCCGTAGTCCATGTCCTCGCAATACGCCGGATAGAGATTCTCATCGAACAAGCCGAATTGTTGTACGACCCAATCTTTGATCAGAAAAACATCCCAACTTCCGTTCTCGCCATGGACAATACCTGTTTCCGCATCCTCGGCGTGCTTAACCATTTGACTTAAAAAGCCTGGAGTAAACATGATGTCGTGATTAACAATCAACCACGAGGGGGAATTCATATAGCTTTTAATGATTAAATTCCACGCTCCTGAGCACCCCAAGTTCGCCGGGAGGTGACAAACCGTAACTTTCTTGACGTGCTTGTGCGGAAGCTTAGTTAAAAGATCCAGTTCTTCTGTGATTTGACCCCTACCGTTATTGTTAAAAACTACAAAGTTGTCAACAGGGTAGTCAATACTATATAGAAGACGATAAACCCAATAAGGAGCGTTAACACATGCAGTACCAATAACGGGAATACTCATAACCGACAAAAGCTGGTAGCATAGTAGCACTCAAAATTTGGACATGGGAACGTTTCTCTGGGGACCTCAGTCACGCACAATCGTTCCTGTTCCGTCCGAATCCTTCCTGATGCACGATGACGCGTCCGGAAGGTGCCAAATGTTCCAGGTTGGCATCCCCGAAGAGCCCATTATTAAATGGGCAATCGAGCGATTTGGCGATAAAACCAAAAAAATGATCGATTGCGGCGCTCACATGGGGGCGTACTCCACGCTGTTAGCGCCTTATTTTGAAGAAATTCATGCTTTTGAAGCCCAGCGTCGTACGTTTTACCAGCTTTGTGGAAATATTTTTATAAACGAAATCAAAAATATCGTGCCGCACAACAAAGCGGTGACGAATATGGTCGAAGCGAACCAAACAATGACCCTCCACGTGGTCTCGGAAGACGGTGGAGGATCGACTTTACGAGTTCCTCAAAGAGATCAACAAGTTTTAGCTCACGAAAAAGTCAAAACAACAACGATTGACCGCTACCACTTAAACAATGTAGGACTCATAAAAATGGATATCGAAGGTAACGAACTAAAAGCACTTCACGGCGCCCACAACACACTCGAACGAAGCAACTTCCCGCCCATTATTTTCGAAGCAAACGAAGATGAGTGGTTCAGAGAAGAAAAGAATCGCCTTTTCAAACATTTAACTAACTTAAATTACCAGATCGCGGAGCTCCGTCCGTTCGCAAACATGTTCGTAGCTACGAATGAGAAGTATCTAAAAGAGTGAGCTCAACGCCCGCCTCAACGAACATGGTCTGAGCCGTGGTGAAACTCGCCTGCCATCGGTCAGGGATTGGAAAATCTGGAGCCACGACGCGCTTGACGCCCGCTTGGATTAACGACGTGCAGCAAGAGCTGCAAGGCATAAAAGGCCAAACGTAAACAGTCGATTTATCCAAGCTGATCCCGTTTCGAGCAGCCTGCGCAACGATATTCATCTCAGCATGGACTGTGCGCAGGAGCTTTTCGTCGCGGTTCGTTAGGCGCCCTGGTAGATCTGCCACGCCGCGTGGGAACCCGTTGTAACCCGTCGCCAGGATGCGCCGATCCCGCACACAGACAGCACCTACTTGCGTAGAGGGGTCCTTACTCCAGCTTGAGATGTGTTTTGCGAGATCTAAAAAGCGGTGATCCCAGACCATGTTCATCGAAAAACTTATACTATAGTGACACAAAGAAACCTGCAAGGATTTCTAGAAAGTTAAATGTACAGAAATAGGCAAAGGGCTTTCCGCTTGTGGGCTAAAGCACTCGGAGAGAAGGCTTCTCCCCACGACAAGGAGGCTGACAAAGTGGCTTACATTCGAACTTTAATCTTGGCTAGCTACTTAGTCACAAACTTGTTTATCGTCGCTGGCGTGATTCGTCACTGGTGCGACGTGGGCGTACGTAGCTGCTTCTAGAAGTCGATTCCTAAAACTCGTTCCATCCAAAATCTTATGAGGCTGGCCATTGCGGTTAAAAGAGATGGCATCCTCCTCAAGCTGTTCCGCTAGATAGAGGAGAACCGAAGACATCTTATGATACGCGGTGCCCTTGGTTGTGCCGTAGTGTAGAACACACCTTTGCAGAAGTTCACTTGCCACGGTGGTTTTCCTCGTAGTCTTGTGCGACGACGACAAGCAACCCGATTAAGGGCGAGCTTAAGATTATAAATAATACAAAATAGCCTAAGGGATCTTCCGAAATCGGGATCGCACCTAACAAGGGCATAAGGGGCAACCCCAATAGCTCTTACTTCACTTTAGAAAAGAGGTTGCATTCTGAGGCAAAGTATCCTCCTGCGTCAGGAAAACTAAAGGAACAAATACCATCATCCATATGCTCACATTGTTCACAAGTGTCACCAGTTATTGGGGTTGAATCAACCTCTAATAAACTTCTAATTTTCCCCAAATTTGACTTTAGTTTTTGAGATTCTTTAAAAAACTCCTCGCTAACTTCGTAAGTAGTCAGTCTGTGTCCACAGGTTGTGCACTCTTTACGTCGTCGTTGACCTAACGACTCTTTTCTCGATTCGATTGTCTCACAAGTTTTTGTTTTGCATTTAGGGCACTCGCTTAAATATCTAGGATTTTTGTGAAACATTGGTTGAGTTTGAGGTCTGTCTTAAAGAAAGAAGGTCGTGTTCAGGTGAGTCTGCTACCCAACGGGCAAATTCCAATCCTTTAGCCCACTGGCTAAAAACCTGCGATCCGTACTGCTTTGTGTCTTTACGTTGAAAAGATACAAAAAGATACGGTTTAATACGTTGATCATTATTTTTTGTCACTTTCTGACACTTTCTCCTCAGTAGGCCAATAATAATCGCACTTTGGACCTGTCTCTAGGGGCCACATATAACTTTGCCATCGAGATTCAGCCGCTGTAAAGCGGTAACAGGACTCATGTAGAGAACAGTTAGCGTAATTAGCGCATTTTGAAATGTCCGCCATTAATTAGTCTGATGTTGATGTGGGATACCAGCGCTCAAGGACAGCGCGGGCAAAAGGAATAATACCAGGGTGGATCCGCATCCACGGTGAAACGTGGAAATACTCTGAGGCAAATTGACGCAACTCGTCATCGGTGGGATGACTAAGGACTTTTATGGGATTCACTGTTGGGCTTCGAGCTCGTCAGCAAAAGCGTAGAGCGTGTGAGCTGAAGTGGGGTGATCAAGTTGATCTGCAGCAGCTCGCAAAGCAGCGGGAAGAGCCCCGTGCATCAGGGTGTTGGCTATGTGATCGCCGTGCAAGGGGTACTTGCTAAAAGCGGTCAGTACAGCCTGCGCGGCGGGAGAGAGTTCAGTCATCGAGCTGCTCCAGTGCGCGGCGAAGTGGTTCGACGATGTTGGGGTCTGTTGTCCGCTGTTGCAGTGCTTGTAACGCCTTTAACGCCTGCTCCTTCAAGCTCGGCGGCTTGGGGCGGCGATAGTTATAGAACTCGGTTACATCCTCTTCTTCCCATGCAGCGCACTGTTTGAGGTAGTTGCCACAAGCCAAAAGCTCCTGGTCGGCACCCCATTGGGCAGCCGCAGTAATAATTTGCTCGATGGTGCAGCCAATCTTTTCTGACTGGAGCCAGTTGTGGATTTTGTCTGGCGGCGGTGTGATCGGGTGGTTCTCAGTCATTCGTCGTCGGAGTAGTTTGGGTAGTTGAATAGTTTCGCGATTCGTTCGAACTCAATGTCGAACTGCTCAGCCATTTCAAACGGGGTGCAGTTAGCATCTGAGGCTACGTATGCAAGGTCCACACAGGTCACCTCTTCGAGTTTCTCAAGGATGAAGCAGCGGAGGGCTCGCTTGTGTTCGAGTTTCATTGCCCACCTTCCAGCTCGGCGGCGATGGCGAGGAGTTTTAGACGGATCTCAACCATCTTTGTCAGCGGTAATGCTTGATTCCTGTCGCGCCATTCTTCTTCAAGGGCGGGCGGCACCACCTGATCCGCAGCAGCTCGCAGGGCGGCGGCGGCATGGGCGCGTGCCATAAGTTGCTGCGGTCCATTCAGCTCTTCCATGTAGAGAGCATCCAACACCGCCTGCGCGACGGGGGAGAGTTCAGACATAAAAGTTGAGGCGGGTCGTGAGGGGCAAGTATTAGCTGATTCCTGTTTTCAGGTAATACATGCTAATACCTGCCGTGTGCTACAGTGCTGGAGCTGATCAGAAAGCAGCAAAGCGACTGGGGTGAGATCCAGTTGCAAGGGCGGTGGGGGTGACATCCTGCCGCTTTTTAATGCTTTTACCAATGAGTCAGAAGTCAGTCATCAAGCAGTCCTCCATCAACAAGACCGTCGCACCACTCCTTGAACGGTGCTTCGATCTGAGCCATGGTTTTGTTGTCGATAGTCTCAGGCTTGCGGATTATGCTGATTGCCAAGCCCAAAGCATCGCCAAGGCGATTCTCCAGCGTGTCCAGTGGCACAAACTTGTAGTCAGTCATAGGTTTACCTCTTGTTCCAGCCAGCAAGCGGCTGTATAGCCGACTTCGTTTTCACGCATCCACATTGCCACCTCACGAATCGCGGCGCGAGCTTCAGGTGACCAGTTGACAGCTTCTTCATTTGTTTCCAAGCCATACTCAATCCCGCTAATGGCGAGTGCCACACGCTTCACCAGTGACCTACCAATTTGGGAAGAATTAGGGGTGGAGCTGGAGTTGGGCCGCAGCAATGCGTTTAACTGATCTTGTTGTTTTGAAGTGAGTTTTAACGGTTTACTAATTTGGTAAACCTTTGATGTTTCACGTTCGGCGGCTTCCAGTGATTCGATCCGACTGGCCAATTTCAAGATGTTGTCGCTGGTTTCGACGATGTGCTTGTGAGCTGCAGCTTCCAGTGTCTCGACCCTGGCGCGGAGTTCAAGGATACAAGCATCACTGGCACCCACAACAGAACTTCTAACCCAGTCTTCACACTGTGCCCACTGCTCGGGGGTTGCTTTGTAGTCAGTCATCGAGTTGCTCCAATGCGCGGCGGATGATGGAAAAATCATTGATGTCCCAAGAAGGATCCTCTGCTTTATCCAGAAGATCTAGCGCCTGCTCCTTCAAGCTCGGCGCCTTGGAGCGCATTGCTTCTACCAAACCCTTACCAGTCGGAGTGATTGTCAAATGTGGCGCATCCAAGGAATTTTGGTCTAACCACTGCGCGTCTGCTTCAAGTTGGCGGTCTGCACCCCATTGGGCGGCAGCTATAAGGACGCGCTGATCAAATGGGCTAATCACAGAAACTGGGCCGCCGTACAGCTCTTCCAGCCACTGCTGCACTAGCTCCGGCGGTGGGGTGATGGAATGTTGTTGTGTCATGGGTGATTAGTGGTCGTGACTACTACGCGGGAAAAATATCGTGAACTGTAATGTCGCGATCCAGTTGTTCCGCGTGGTAGACGCAAGCGTGCAGCGGCCACGACAGAACGTTTGATCGAACTTCTTCGACTTCAACCACGGGGCGCTCTTCCTTGGCAATAGAGTGAGCCAGATCCTCAGCGTCGTAGTCATCCTCGGCCAAAACATAAGCACGATATTGGAGAGTGACCAGAAAAACTTTTTTGCTGGGTTCCATGAGAAAAAGAGTAATCAGGCTTACTGAGTATCTATAAATTAATGGGAAACACGCCGAAACTCCTCAAGAAATTCCTCACCCATCAGTTCTACAAAATTTTCGCGGGTGAGACTGCGTATCTGCTCCATACACGCTTTAAATCGTCTCTCATTTTCCTCCTCGCTTATTTGCTCAGGAGGTTCTGTACCTTTAACAAACTCACGGGCTTCGTCGATCAAATCCTGTTCGAACTCGACGTACCCCACGGGTTCGTAGTCGATGAACTCCTGAAGGGAATCCGCCAGGCGGTTTATCAGGCTGCGGGCGGTGTCACAATTACACGTCATTTGTCTGCAGATGTAGAGGTTTTGTCGCAATTACACGCGCTAATCGCTGTCTCCAACTGGGTTATTCGCTGATCCATGCGCCACAGCAAGATCATTAAGGAGTCGACGTCAAGATCAACATCGTACCCTTGGCTGATTACATACTGAGCACCGTGGTCCCAGAAAGACTCGGGGTAATCCTTCCAGTCGACGTTTTGACTAAGGAGCCTCATGAGTTGTTTCCTTAGTGTTAAGTTCGATGATCTCTAGATCAGTCATCGAAAATCGCCTCCATCACTTCGGCAGCGGCTTGCTCGATGCGACGGTCCATAAAATCGAAGCAATCTTCAAAAGTGGTGGTGCTTGATGCAGCTACCACGAGCTCGATCAGAGCTTTGGCGGCTTGCTTTTTGGTTTCAGTAGATTTGGACATGTAACTAAGTGAATTGGCCTTAGCGGCTTGTTCCGCCGCACCATGGTACCAGAAAAACTACCGTGTGGTACCTTCTTCACAATTTGAGCACCCGGACGGGATTCGAACCCGCACCGTCCCTGCAGCGGCAGGTGACCGTCCTATCCAATTAGCTCGGACCGGGTGGATGACCTGAACGTAATACGCCTCGGGGATGTAACAGAGGTCCAGGTTCTATCGCTAAGCATTTTAGCGAAGGTGACTACTGGGCTTCAAGCTCATCAGCGATTGCGAGGAGTTTCTTGCGACAAGCCTGACGGGCATCGCGCTCAAACATCCAGCGCTGATCACCCCCGTAAAGCGGCTCATCCGGCACCACTTGATCTGCAGCAGCTCGCAGGGCGGCGGCGATAGCAGGCAGGTAGTGCCAGTCATCAGGCTTGCCGCTGGCTGCTTGGTTGAATTCCCAGACCACTGCCTGCGCGGCGGAGGAGAGGTCAGCCACGGTCGGCCTCCTGCTGCGGCACCGGCAACGCGTGGTGGGGGAGCCAGTAAGCACTTTCCCAACCCTGTTGAAATACGCTCCTTTCCAGGAACTTCCACTCTGTAGCTAGCCAGTCCCAGACAAAGCATCGGCCTTCTGCATCGCAATCCTCCGGTCCCGGCAAACGCTCGCTCATAGGAACAGGGGCGGGTGGTACGAAACCGCAGGAGGTCAAAACCTGACGTGCAGCAGGCCGGAGTTGCCCGTCAGAATCAAACAAGGCATAGGCGATGTCGTTTTCAGTCGTCAGATCTGGTGTTGATGTCATGGGTGATTAGTGGAAGCGACTATGAGGGCTGGTGAAGCTGGTTCAAAATGGCGTTGCAGGCGTCAATCCATCCATCTTCGTAAGTGTTTTCATAATCTTTGTGGTCATCGGGGTCTGCACGTAGCTGCTCGATGAAGTAAATTAGTTTTTCCTTATCAGACATGGAAGTGGGTTCCGCTACGAGGGCTCTCAACGAGACTGAGGGAGTTCTTTTCTGAGTTCAGCAGCGCACGAGGGGTATCCCAAATAATCAATCCACGCTGCCACCTCACGGATAACGTCATGAGTAATTCGCTCTGACTCCCTGTCGCAGGCAGTCCCGTTTTCGATCTCTGCAGCTATCCGTCCTTTCAAGCTCGACGGCTTGGGGCGACGGGCGGCGCGGAGTTCACGTAGAAGTCCGACTGTGTTCCACTCCTTGTTTGTACCAAGAAACTCACAGCACGCCTCCAGCTCTTGCTCGGCGCCCCATCGGGCGGCGCTGGTCATCAGCCAGTCTTCGCGGGCAATGCCACCGTCGCGGCAACGCGGGGCCTGCTCTCGCCACTGCTTCACCAGCTCCGGCGGTGGGTTGATGGGGTGTTCTTGTGTCATGGGTGATTAGTGGTAATGGTTACTCAGCTTTTGGTTCGTAAGGCTGCGGGACTACGGCGTGCATAGCGTCGAGCAGCTCCCTTTCGTGCTGCTCGTAACCCCATTGAGCGGCACACCTAGCAAGGTACATCTCCTCAAGGCTCACTTCACCAAGATCGCCACCGTAATACTCCAACAGCCACTGGCGCACCAGCTCCGGCGGAATGCTGGTGGGGTGCTGCTGTGTCATCACACTCTCCGCGAATCGTTAGGAAGTAACTCTAGCGCCTGCCGAATAGTCTCAATTTCTTTAAAGTTCCATCGAGCTTCTTTATCCCCCACGGCTATGGTGTACAGCGCGTCAAAAGCTTTCTCCTTAATACTCTCCTCAACTGGCCTACGCCTCTCCTTTAACTGACGAACCAGCATCTGGCGTTGAAACTGAGTCCCACATACTTTCGCTGTTAGAGCAAAGTCGCAACACGCTGTCAGTTCTTGATCAGCGCCCCATTTAGCCGCGAGATTTGCGATGTGCTGCTCGTAGTCCCAGTGATCATTTGATTCCTCAAACCAAGCTTGGCTGGAGTTTCCCCACTGCTGAACGAGCTCAAGTGGGGGCTCAAGGGGTTTCTGTCTCATGAGAAGTTAAATTAATATACATCATTAGGGGCAGGCCAGTGAGGGTCGTACCCGTAATGCTCTAGAAGTATATCAAACAAACAGGAGAGCGGCAAGGGCACGGTCTCATCCGTGATCTCCCCCGAATCAAACAGAGCCTTAAGCTCGTCCTCAGTGCATATAAGGATTACATGACTGTCAGAGCTCATACAGGATTAAACTCTTCAATCAGTCTATCGAGATCCGCCAAAAAGCAAATCCGAGCCTTCGCATGTGTGGATACCGACTCAGTGTCGTCCCACTTAACGGTCACGTAGGGAACGACAGCTCCGTTGCGATTTTTCTGGTTCGTTAGGCCAATAACAGTACCCACGCGTTGCGTAAGTACACGCTCGACTTTTTCGCGACCCTCAGGCGTTTTGTAAAAAAGGGTGCGTTGTTTGGGGCGCTCAGCTACACGATCCCCTACAACGAAAGGTTTTGCTTTTGGTTTTGTCATCACAAATAGATGTGAGTAGCCGTGGTGAGATTCGAACTCACACTTGAGCGATTTTAAGTCGCTTGCCTCTGCCGTTGGGCTACACGGCCTTGGTGCGCATCGTGAGAATTGAACTCACCTAAGGTCGATTATGAGTCGACTGCATTCACCAGATTGCTAGATGCGCAGTAAAACTGTCGGTGACAGCTAGAGATTACTCGAAACGGGGCGATCAGACAACCTGAAGGCGCCTCCGATCGTTAGCAATCGAAATATTAGCTTTAGCGGAGCAGCGGTAACCGCAGTAAGGACCCTTAAGTTCGGGTTTTTTGGCTTTGGTTTGCATAAAAACTCGCAAGCGAGCGCCTTTTAATGTGAAGTGAGCGTGACAGACCGGACAAACGGCCTGTAGAACCTGGCGGGCCAAAGGAAATCGTGAACGCCAGACCCAATAAAGCACATAAACGCAGTGGAGACAAGGGGCCTGAGCCGTTTTTTGCGTTTTATCTGAGTCTCAGTTCAAGGGAAGGCTGTTTACGTACTGAACAGCAGCAGCGTTGCAGTGCGTACGACCCTGGTTACGGGGCTTTCCCTTCAATTCCCACGTGGCGAGGCAGGTTTCAAAGAAGAGAACCCGGCGCTGAACCTTCTCACTCCGCAAAGCACTGTTATCTAACGCAATATTTAACCCGTTCAGGAACAAAACCGTGCCGATACCGACGACACCCGCAGCGCAGGACGCCAAAATCAGCTTCCAACCCTGCCAAACGGCGACGGTAGGGATCAAGTGGACAGAGTTGAGGTTCGTTCTGGAGTAAGAGCTCATGTGCTCAGTTCAGTCTGTGCTTACTATAGCACTAAATGAGCCCTTTCAATCAGAACACAGAGGGGTAGTCCGAGCAATTTGCAGCGGGACGGTACGCCACCCCTCTGTAACGAAGCCAAAGCGTAGCTCGATGGACTAAGGTCCACCACGCTTTGAAGTTCTCGTGATGCTCTTCGCGGTTGTAAGTTACCCCGCGATAAGTAATCGCAGTCATTGTTCCTTAGCGATTACTCTTACGCTAAGAAAATGTATTTATTTATACTGTTTACTGTGTAACAGCGAAGATTAAGAATCTTTTTAATTTTAATTTATTGAGAATATTTCTATTACACACCGCGTAAGTTATTACGACGTATCAATTCGAGTATGCTTCCCCCGTAAGGCGCAAGAGCATCTCTCATGGGCCGATCTCTAAGATCTCGTTGCCTGTTAACCCAATCGCGAAATTGGTCTTGATCCATTGGAAGGTTAGGGTCCTCTCCCACGGGGATTCCTTGCGCAAGGTCAGAGCCCCGAGATTGCGTCAGAGGACTACGGGGATTTGTAAGTAAAAAGCGATCACGCTCCAAAAACTCATCGGGACTTACGGGTGCGTAGGGATTACGAAATTCCCTTAGGTCAAGCTTATTAGGATCTACATAAATTCGAGGCTCAGTGTCAGGCGACTCGACCCACTCCTCAAATCGCTGTTGTTGATCCGAATCTCCTAAACCATAACCCCGAAGCGTCCCTCGACGTATGAAATTGTCTAAAAGATCTAAAGCCTTCTGACGTACCAAACTTGAATCGGTTGGTATAAAAGTGGTAGAAGTCGCCACGGTTTATGCTTTTTTACAAGTCTAACGCCCGAATAAGAGCTCGCTTAAACCAAATTCACCGCGACGAGGATTAACTCGTTCTTTGAATAAATCTATGCGACGCTGTAACTCGTTACGATTTTGTTGCCTCTGAATTTCTGCACGCTGAGCGTTGCTGAGAGGTTTAACTTGCGCCACTAACGGTTTAGGTGCAGTCTGCCGAGTTGCAGATAAACCTGTACGAGGCGCTGTACCTAGGAACTGACGAACCTTAGGTACGACCCCTTCACCGGTTTCTTGACGCACAACTTCATTTAGAGCTCTTGCTCCTGCCGTTCCGACCATACCAGCACCGATGCCAGGGGCAAAAGGTGCAGCGGCTGGCGTGGATAACAACATTGCAGCACCTGCCGCAGTGGGTAAACCCTGTACAAATTCCTGCGCCATTTGTTTGCCCATAGCAGCTGGCCCACGCTGGTATCCTGTTTGGATGGCTTCAGGACTTGGGATTAAATCAGCAGCGCCGGGGAGAAGAGCGGAAGGGGTGCGACGAAGATTGCGCAATACCTCAGCCCCACCTAAAGCTGCGCCTGAAATAGGATCAAACCCGTAATAACGAGGAGTAACAGAAGCAGGAAGCGCGGGGGAATATACAGACGCACTTCCGGCATCAGGAACAGCAACAATACCTCTTAATGGAACTTCAGTACGTTCCAGTTGAATTGGTATAGCTTGACCTTTATCGTCTATATAAGAAACTTGTGTATTATTCTTGGTTACAGGGCCAAAACCCGCTGAAGTGTAAGCTAATCCACGCAGATTAGGGAGAGGGCTTCTTGAGTCAATAAAAGGTTGTAAGCGGCGTAGGGTGTTGCTCTCAGCCTCTGATTTACCTTCCTCAATCCTTTTATCATATAAATCGCTAGAGCTAAGCGGATTATTCGTAACAAGTGTTCCTGGTCGAAGCCCACGGAAGGCTGTGTCTGAAACAAATGACGTTACAGGATTAACAAGCTCAGGAGGTAATAACTTAGCGCTATAACCAACATCACCGTAACCAGGCTCCCTTGTGGAGAAGCTGACGTTTGTCTGAGCGACGACGGGATAGTCAGCTAAGAAACGCAAAGCATTCTTAGATATTTCAGAACCTATACTGTCTTTATCAAATTCTTCTAGCGATACACTCCCAGGAACATACATACTTACATCGACCCCGTAAGCATTGGGATCATCAAAATCGACAATGGAAACTTCTTTAGTATCCGGGTCCAGATAAAAACCTGCTTGATCTCCTTCCTTATACCTTGAAGCTTGAAGACCAGGATAAACCTTAGCTATATCAAGCCTATCTTGAAGATCTAATTGACTGTAAAGCTGGTTAAAATCTTTTGCTCTTTGATTTATTCTTTTTACTAAAGGGTTATCTTTTACAGGTTCATAGCCACCGCCGCCAATAACAGGTCGGTTTTCACGAAATGAAGGTGTTTCTATGCGCTCAAGCGTTGCAGGGTCATTCAATATACTCTTTAAGAATTGTCGAGCTTTGTCTTGGCGTTCTGGGTCACCGCTCGTATAATCTTGTTCAGCGCCCCTAAGCGCTTCCCCGAGTAAAGAACGTTTATCTGGATCATCTTCAAAAGAAGCGTAATCATTGATAATTTCGTTATAAACACCAGCACGAGATTCAGGAGAAGAAAATACCTGTGTTTTATCTACATAATCTAAATAAGGCTCAAAACCCGACTTGCGTACACGCAAAGCTTTAGCTTGTCCTGCAGGTTCCGCATACAGAACTCGGTTAAGTTCGGGATATTTTGTAAGCAAATCACCAAAGGCATCAGCAACTCTTTGTTTGCGTAAACCTTCTATTCCTTTATTAGTGGCTTCAACCTGAGCAAAGAGACCAGGAATTCCGGGTTGAGTATGTGCAGAACCAAGCCCTTGTAAGGAAATAAGCTGAGGAAGTTGAACAGGTGCCGAGACTGGAGTTCCTCGAAGCCGCTCAAAGTTTCTTCTTTCTGTTTCTTCTGAATCCCGTAAGTCGCGTATTCGCGTATTCTCCCTTATATTTTGTGTATACGCATCCTGAACACCGTAATCACCTATAACAGCTCTAACTTGAGGAAGAATCTGAGACTCAAAAAACTCTCTAGGACTTAATGACCTCTGCGGAGCTGGAGAAGGGGTACTCTCTGAGGAAGTATTAGAAACAGCAGACTCAGCTCCTGTAGGAACAGCGTCTGCCACGGTGGCGTCGGGCTCTATAGGCTGTCTTTGACGAGCAACACGATTTTGTAATTCAGGTACTTTATATCCGTACGAGTACATGCAGCTAGAAACCCTCTCTACATCTTAAAACAAAAAACAAGAAAGACCGGGTAAAGGGCACCCGCGATACTGTATACTCTGTATGTCATCACAAAAACGTCTTATCACATGCCAAACGCCATGATGTCAATCAAAATTTACCGTCACTGCGACACCTGGGCCTTTACAGATCTCTCCAGAGGACTTGAGGACGAACCTTTTGTTTGCGGAATCCCCGAAATCATTGATTTTTTTATTGAAAACTTCAGTGACCCTTCAAAAGAGTCGCATAGAATTATTTTTTCATCGCGTGACTTCCCTCTTTCACACGGAAAACTTATAAAAATAGAGATGGAGCACGGCGGAGCGTGGTATTCCTATGAAAATTCCATGAAAGGATGGCTATGTCCAGCAACACTAGAATTTTTTGAAGAACACCCAAACGAATTATTTGTCCGATTTGAGTAAAAAATAAATTAATCAACAGATCCTCGAAACCATTTACGTTTTTGACTAAACCATTCAGCCAACGTGGTTGGATCTTGGGCTCCGTGAAGCTGATCAGAAGGATTTGGCTCCCCTAAATCCATACTTTGCATAAAACCGTCCAAACTGTCTGCAGGCTGGTCGCCGTTGATCGCCGTACGACGCGCTTTACGCAGCATGGCGTCCACGGAGTGATTGCAGTTGGCCCATTTTTGGACCCATTGCATGTCGTTTAGCTGAACTTCTTGCCCTTTAGAGATACGTTGACAGATAAATTCGACCCGAAGGCGTACATCTGCGGACAACATAAGCCCTGAGCCGATAGGTATAGCCTAGGTGGGGTTTTGCTCTTGGGGTGTTTTCCAAAAATAATCATCACATTCACCCAAACGACCCCATTTCGGGGCGTTTTCTACGTCGAAATAGCGCGTAGAGACCTTGAAATCGGGTGTTTTGAGGTCGTTATTGGTTAAAGATGGGTCAACCATTCGACAGCGATTATTAGGATAAGCCCCAATTTGGCCGTTGTCCAAAACAACAAGATTGTGCGACTTGTGCTCATCCGGAACCTCAGCGAAATAAAGGTCAGGTTCGTTCCTATGCGGATGGTAATTGTCGATTGTGAACAAGTATGTGCCCCCCAATACACCAGCAGTGCGTGTCATGACTTCAAAACGCATGTTGTAGATCAAGTTCTTCTCGATGACGGTAAGCCCCGTATCAAACCCGTTCCAAAACTGCAGGTCTGTCAGCTCTAAATCAGGTTCGGGAGGTCTAGGCGCATCGGGATAATCAGATTCCCACGCTAGAAACGCGCTGATCGGCAGCTTGTCGTACAAAGCGCCGTACTCAGTTAAGTACGTCTCGAAGTAAAGAGCCCGTCCGGTAAGTGATTTGCAAGTAACCCAGTAACCTGGGGTGTACTCACCGTGCCCGTCACGTAAATCTCGAAGATATTCCCGCCGAACCCAGACTTTTACGGGAGGGATATTTGCAACTAAGGTCGCCATGGCGCCGAAAATTCTGGCACCATAATAACAGCCGAAAAATTTTTACCTCAATTTCCCAGCAAAATAATATTAACCTTCTAGCGGCCCCCGCCGCCCCATGTGTATATATAAAAAAAAGGCGATTGCGGGCAGGAAGTTCCGGGTTGTGGGGTGCCCCTAGTTTGTATAAAGATATCAAACAAGCCTATGTATTTATAATACACAGTGAGTTTGTATAGTTACCTTTAGGATTAGAGGGAGATCCTATCATCAAGTCTGCAAAGTGTGCGGGCTAGGTAACATTATTTCAATTTGCGAAACCAGTTGACGGCTGGGCGCTGCCTATAGTATTCGCGTGCGCTCGCGTTTCCTTCTAGGTTCTGCGGACGTGGTGAGCATCGTGTGCTGTGTGCCAATCCGTGAACCGGTCAGAAGAGGTTGACTGGCGAACCGGTTACCGGATACCTTTAGGTCACTGAAGCAAAGCGCTTCGGTTGAACCTTGAGAACTGAATACGGATCCGGGATGGCCGAACGGCTCCCACGCTCTGCCGCTGATGGTAGGGAGCTCCCACCAGGGAGCCCCTGAAGTGTAGGCAATGGCAGGCATGGTGTGACCGAACGTGAGCGCCGGAACTGTAGAAGTCTCAAGGTTGACGAACCTTGACAATAGAATAGTTGTGTGTAACTAAGGGCAAAGTAGTTCTTACTCCCTGGTGTGGCGATTGCCTCGCCTTAGTTATGTTCAGCTGTTTAATACTTAAGCAATGAAGTGGGCGCGGAAGTTCCCCCACAAGTTGTAACTGTGGGCCATAGGTCAGACAAGCAACCCTTGTCCGCTCACACCCTGCAACTATACTGCGACTTGTCAGTAGGTATCTTGTCTGTAACTAAGGCAATTTAGTGACACTAAATGTCAGCAACCCTTGTCAGGTTGCACCTTAATACAATCCAACTTGTCGGGTTGTAGTTAGTTACAGCGTACAGATACTGTCCAGCGTACCTGTGTTTGATGCAGGTACTCTGGCCATTGGACACTTGCCCCCCACGTCGGCGCCGATCCGTACGATGGCGGGACTTGTTATCAGCCGATGATCATTCTGTGCACTGTAACTAACTACATGCCCTACAATTTGTTTTAACTTTTTCCGGAGAGTTCTTCTCTGGGTGGTTGCAGATTAGTTATAGCTTGTCTTCCGACAGGTTTAACAAGGGACCAAATGAGATCATTCATGATCCGGATGGTCTACAGTTTAGTTTGATCGTAGATTCTCTCCCTCTGAGTATCACTCAGACTGAGGGATTCACCCTCATTTGTTGTCAGCTGCCAGCTCTATTGCTGGTGAATGTTATGAACATCATCACAAACAATCAGCCTCGTGATCTGATGCACTTGTGCGACTTCAGCCAATCAGATCAAGATAAGATCCGCAAACAATTCGATTGGATGCACCCAGATAGCATTGAGTATAACTATGGGTTCTTTAAGTATCGCGGTGAGTTCTACCATCTGTGCGACTTCATTAGCACACCTGTAGAATCCACCAGCGAACTTCAGCACTGGGAAGGATACAATTCTGACTCATACTTCAGCGGAACAGTTGTCCGTTTGGTGGAAGGTGACTGCGACCGTGTAGTTGTGGGCCGCTATTCCTCCTGACATTAGATACACAATCCACTCGCAATCTGATCATGAATCTCACAATCTCCGACCTTAAGTCTTACGTTCGCTCACAGTCTCGCCGTAACTTCATTGATTACGGTTCCCATAGATTGTGGAGAGAAGATGGCAACAAGATACAATCTCAACGTCGTCGTGTTTATCGTAAGTTCTCTGCACGATGGAAGACAGACAATGAACAGTTAGTCCCCGGTAACTATGGGCGCTTAACTATTAATAATGACGGAATAGATTTTACTCCAGGTCAATACTCTCCCATGGAGATTTGGCACGCTGTTTACGTTTATCTTCACGAAACTAACACCATTTAACTACATCATGAACCCTGAAACATTCGACTTCTTGGATGATCTCATTAACAAGAAGTTCACCCTACAGCGTGACATTCTCCACAGCTGGAATGAATTAGACAAGATGAAGCGCAAGCATGATGCTTTGGTCGCTGAACTTAACCGTGTTCGCGAACAGATTAAGTATGAGTGTGAGCCTTCATTGTTCGAACAAATGTTCGGCACCAACACAAACTAACAACACACAATAACAATGCAGATCTCATCAACGATTGTACGCACTGCGCTTGTCGATTACCGCGCAGAAGTTATGCGCTTAGCTAATAAGTATCCGCAGGTGTACAAAGACTCTCACCCTGTGATTAAAGCAATCGACGATGTGCTGTTATCTATCGAAGGGAACATAACATCGGTCAACATAACACCTGCAACCTGCAACCCCAATCGTTAATCATGTACGACGCACACTTTAGCGAGCATCACAAAGATCAATTGCTCATGGTAGTTAATCACTACATGACTTCAGAAATGCGCAGACATCTTATGCGTGAATGTCCTGCTGCATACAACTCACTATGTCGTCGCATTGTTGTTACTTCACAGGTTGAAGATACAGGCAGCAAGGTTATCGAACGACCTACGAATGTTTCACTAACTGACTTCGACTGATCATGTACTACATAAACCGCCGATCAATCAACCACAACTACCGAGAGACTGTGGATGAATTCGAGTCTCGCAAGGAGGCTAACACTACGCTGCACGAATACCAGATCGCAGACTATTCGGCAGAGTACTACATAAGCTCACGATGCTGCAAAGCATGGCGCCAACCTTAATCAAATGAACACCATGGAATGCTTAACTGAGTCCACGCTCGATCTGTTCCAACCGCACACAATCATCGAAGCGATTAAGTATCAGAGTTCTGTGCAGAGTTCTGATTGTTGGGAGCGCAGGCACATCGATGCTATGTGCAAACTGTGTGAATACGTAGCGTATACGTATCCGCTTATGTACAAACAGATCCAACGTACACATGAATCATTCATGCACAAACAATCTGACTGCTGATTGATACCCTCTCCGCTTCGCGGGGCCGCCTCACACAACACCTACAATCCCTTCAGAATGATGATAGGACCCAACCTGATTCTGTCCGACACAAACGGTATCTACATCCCTCAGATGTTCTGCGTAGATGTGGATGAAGACTGGGCCAAACTGGCAAATGTATCTATGGAGGATGTGCAAATCTGCCAATCCGGGCCAGATCACGAATGGTACTGGGAGGCATGGACTAACATTCTAGATAATGCTAGATTCACAGATGCAGCTGGTACAACTTGGTACTTGCACCAAGACGGAGACCTTTGGGAGGTTCCTGAAGGATTCGAATGGCCGGAAGAGTAGCCTACAGGCTACACACAAACACTCACAAACTTACATCAAATGAATCGCTTTCCTTACGATCTCTACTCCCTTGATTGTCATAGTTTGTCTTACCACGCGCTCGCACGGTTCAAACAACTGTTGCAGCGAGACATGATGATTCCCTCCGACATTGCTGATCAAATAGAAGAGAACATCATCCCCGCACTCGAATACATCGAAGGGTGGGAACCTTCGGACTCTGACATTCAAGCTCACATCGAATCACGAGGTGTTTTCTGATGATTACGCTCACACAATGTGATGAATACGGTGTAACTTACTGCACCGACACTTTCCTGACAATCGAAGATGCTAAAGACGCACTTTACAACCTTGAGTGTGCACTTGATGTAGCAACAACTGCCTCACAATCTTATAAATTGCAGGACATAATCGCGGACCTGCGCGAACAAATCAACAACGAAGAACTTAACTAACACAAACACCATGCGAGCAATCGAACGCCAAATGCTGCAAGCCATCCATGCCAAGAAAGATTGGCGGCTTGATAACACTGAGGTCAAAGTTACTTACTTTGCCCACGCTGCCAAACCAATCGAACGAATTAACGTCTATCTGTACGGCAACCCAATCGCACAAATCGACAACAACACAGTGGAAGTTTGTGACTGTGGCTGGAACACACCAACAACTAAATCACGTCTCAATGTTATCTTGCACGAGTTCTGCAAAGCTGGTATTTACCAGAAGAAACGCCGTTGGTATGGCGTCTCGTTCGAACAACCAGAGCAAGAACTAGAACCTAATACCAAGTACACATTCACCCGAATCTAACAACAATGCCTTTCTACATACAACGCAGGGAGAAGACAGAAACACGAACAGTAGTAACGATCGACGAATATACAGACTCCAAGGAAGCGTACGCAGCAGCGAGAGAGTACAACACAAGAGACCCAACAGGTATACATTATGTAACTCGTCGGGGGTGCAAAGCATGGTACGAAAGATCACAGTAACGATCAAAGATTCCGCCACGCGGGAGGTTGAAGCAAGGTGGGTAGGTAACGCCCTCGCGTTACATAAACCCATACCGGAAGATACAAACGGTAAGCGTAAAGGCTGGACGATAACACATTTAGATTCTGGTTTGATCGCAGAAATCTATAAGGGACCTTATAAAGAAGCGCTGAGGTTAGTTAAGACATGGGATCCGGTCTTCTTTGAAGAACTTAAAGGATCTAAACCGGACACAAAAGCATGGCCAAGAGTTAAAACTTGGTGCGCACAGGTGCTGATGGACGAAGAAATTCAAGACCCAACATCATTCGATTACATCCTCAAGGAGTACAACCGATGAGCATTTATGATCTTGTCCACGGGCAATCAGCGCACGACAAAATCAAGGAATTGTCGGAGATGTACGGACAATGTACGTACATAACTAAAGCCTTCTTGCTGCACGCTGACGACACATTGTGTGCGCGTGTTCTTGAGCACCTAAAGGAGGAAGAAGACTGACCTCTCCGCTTCGCGGGGCCAAATCACCATCTAACACAAACATCACATGAAAAGACTGTTGTTTCTGTTTCCTTTGTTGATTACTCTGCCCGTAGCTAGTCGTCCTGTGACTGCTACTGTTTACCACGAGTGGTATCACAACCGAATCACCTATTGCGGCCAGACTTACGAACACTGGGGCATAAGTGCAGCTCATCCGTGGTTACCTTGCGGCACACGTGTTCGCGTAAGTTACAAAGGCCGCGCAGTTACCGTACCAATCACAGATAGATGCGAATGCAACTCAATTGATCTGTCTGCGGGTGCTGCCTACAAATTAGGCATCCCACTAAACGACATCAGAACCGTCTCAATCTCTTACTGAAACCCATGACTTACTTTGTTCACTACAACGACACAAACGTGCGTAGGGTTAACAATGTTCTGCACATTTGCTCATCAAACGATGCAAACGGTAACCCACGGCGGGCTATTGTTTGCCTAGGAAACTATGGGCACATCGTTGCAATCTTCGATGAAGGCTGCGACTGGGGCGGACTATACCAACTGCACAAAGACTTCGCTAGTTGGACAAACCGTCACTGCGTCCGTGTGAATGTAACTGTATCTGAATACACTCGGTGGCTCTCATTCGAGCCCGGCGAAGTTACAAAGATCTCCACGCAGCCTGAGCTACCTGCGTTTCAAAGTTAGGAGGCGTGTCGGAATCGAACCGACTTTCGAAGCGTTGTCCGCTTGTCCTTACCAATAGACTACCGCCCCAGATGGCCTAAGCGTAAAACGTCTCAAGAACGTACAGAGGCTTAGGCGCTGTAGCTTTTTGCGCTTGCCAAATGGGTCCCCGGCGCAGGCAGCTAACCCAGCCCGATGCCGAAACAGAGCGGGAACACAAACAATCTACCACCGGCAAACACCATGGACAATCTTGAGGCCCAAATTGATGACATCATTGAGGAGTTTGACTTCACCCGTGTGCATGTTGCTATGACTGCACTCGATTGGCAATGGCAAACAACAACAGGAAATGGTTATGAAGTCCCATCAATCGCCAAGCTAAAGAGTATGGCAAGAGTGTTATTAAGAGAATCTGTAAAGGAAGTATCTGTGGGAAGTGGGGGGTTTCATGCGAGGTATTACCCACCGATTGACTCAGATCCTCCGTATTTTTCGCTTTCTTTCGTTCTTTGTGAAGCAAACACTTTTTATCTCGACAACGTATGACTAACTATTACTTCATCGAAGTGTCAGACACCGCGAAAACATGGACAGAGAAGTTCTGCATCGAAGCCCAAGAAGATACAGTTGTGAGAAGAGCAAAGAAGGAGATTGGGTGGAATGGTCTCAGATGTAACCGTAAGGACTGTGGCCAAACCATTAGATTGAGCCCACGCGGGCGCGATCTGGTCGCGATCATCGAAAAGGATTCGAACTAGGCTCGCTTCGCGAGGCGCAAATCACACACCATTCACACCTCATGAACTACTACACAGTTAAAGTAACTGTCAGAGACTCAGACGGTAAGGACTTAAAGTTCGAGACAGATCGAAACTTTAAGAGTGACAAGGAAGCGTTCATCTTCGCAAGCGGATTCGAAGCAGGCTTAGCTCAAGCCTGCAACGCGATCCCCGAGATGAAGGAAATTACGAAGATTAAGCGATGATAGGAGCCTTCACTTTCCGATCTGATTGGATGTCTTGTTTGAAGCTGTAGTTGCCTTCCGCCACCTTGCGCGAGAGAGCCTTACGCACATTGGCTAAGTAAATCAAGTAAACAGGGGACATAGGAACTCCGGTAGCCATTTATACAATAATGGACGAACAGACGACTACGGAGTTCACCCTGTTACACAAACACCTCTTTTACTTCCCTTCATGTTTTAGTTCTACACTATTTATAGTTACACAAACGGAGAAATTCGCGTTAAGTAAAGACTAACTATAAAAAGTTTTTTAAATAACAGGGTTCGCCAAGCTATTTCAAAATGTAACTACATGAAGATTGTGTTACTAAAACTCAAGTTAAGTTGGGGTTGTTCCACGCGGGGCGGTTATTCGCTATTGTGTTGAACGCAGACTCGTCTACCCTCAAAGAGCTCACTCAAAGTCGGATGATCAAGCAACAGTTTGACGTTTTCCTGAAAATTCGGAGGGGAGACTGGGCATACAGTGGTTCAATCGAAGCAAAATCGACGACAGAAGCGAAAACGATGCTTTTAAAGGAGCATCCTGAACTAACCAGCAATCAAGTAGCTCTGTACCCGAAAAGGTAACTTAGCTAAAACGAATACATCGGGACGCCTGATGGCTGCTGCGTGTTTATGGGAGTTTTCACCAGTACGAGCGGGGTTTGATTCCTCCGGTCCCGACTGTCACACAGCACTTTAAAACTCCCAGCGTGCTATACTGAGCATACGGGCGGCACCGGCCCGACCAAACGTGGCGCACAAACACATCACATAAACTCCTGATGACCATTAAAACCACGCAGCTTGTCACGCTAGCTACGAAAGCGGCAGAAGCTTTCGATGAGTTTGACGAAGCAAGCCAACAACTCAATAGTTCGTTTGGCGTTCCCTACCAAGCGACAAAAGATAATTTGCTGAGAGACATTACCCTCGCAGATACTGAAGGGCTCGACCTGAGCGTGTTCGCCGGAGCAGATAGCCGTTTCAAATTTCCGCAATTTAATACAAACATCGTTGTTCGTATTCATAAGAAACCTGCCCAACACAATAAGCTGGAGAAACTAGCTGACAAAGTGAATAAACTAGAGAGTGAGCTTAAGCTCGCGAAGATGCAACTTAAGCACGAAGTTGAAGAGCTGGTAGCTAAAGGTGAATGCGATCGAGTCACCGACAAGATCGTTCTCGCTTTCTCTCGTATCAAGTAAGGAGGATCGAGCAAATGAACGAACTCACACAGAAAGTAATCTGTTTTGCTCTTGGTTCATTTGTGTGCACTGTAGCCATCTGCGGAGCACTAGGGATTGATCCAACCGTATCGTACGATACTAAACCACTCTGTAAAGAAACGGAAGCTCTTCCGATTTCTTGTAAAGGGCGCTAAGCTTCCCACGGGGATGACCCGGTGTGATGGAGGGCCTCTTCTGAATAAGAAGAGGCGATTTTCTTCACGCAAACACATTCGCCATTTAACTAACCCAAATGACCTCACATTATTTGCTTTCCTGCTCCATCTCCGCTGACGTACGTCAGTCAGTACAGATTAAGTTCGATGACTTAAAACTCCCTAAATCGGTTATCGAAACCCTTCAGAAGAACAACACCGTCAGCCTTCGCCCAAATCTCTCAAATGCACTTAAAGCGGAGCTTGATAACCTTCGCGTTATGCAGCGTGAACTTTATGACGGCTATTGCATTCATAGTGGTGACGCTCACTTTGTCACTGCTACCTACTTTTATTCTGCTAACGCGCTGATCAAAGACATTCGAGCTAAAGCCAAGGAATCAAACGACAAACTGAAAGACCTCTGGGAAAACGAGTACCAAGCATGGGAGCAAACAGCAGAAGGTATCCTGCGCCCTTTGTTTAGCGACGACCAAGAGTTCAAACTCGCTTTCGATGCTTACATGAAGTTCTTCCCCACGAAGGAAGAGTACAAAGCTCCGATTCGAGTTTCTGTTCTCGGTCCACTCCCTGTATCGATGGAGCGGGTAGAAAAACCGGTTGAAGGGGACTTGGATAGCCTCCTCATTTATGAGAATCAGATCAATACTCAGCAAGTTCTCGAAGCTGCTCAGAATAATGCGGCTGACAAAGCTTTGATGCTTAGTTCAGAACTTCTAGATGATCTCGACTCTCGTCACATCACAAAGATCGGTAAGCAACAAACGGGAGGAGATAAGAAAAGAGGTAGTTGGCAGATCACTGCGCAGAAACTGAAGCTAATCAGTAACAGTGTTGCTGGCTTTGAGAAGCTGACAGAACTCGCGGATTCACTTCTACAAACTGGAGTGGACATCCAAGCAAGCGACAGAGGCGTTCGCCAGAAAGCTACAGAGAGATTCTTCGAAGTCCAAGACGAGATTCGGAAGGAGCTTGAGGAGATCTGTGAAAACAGAGACTCGACAAAAGGACTAGAAGCTCTTAAACAATCCTTAGCACTGTCTTCGACATACAAGACTCTGTGTGAACGGATTAAGACAGCTGAGAATGCTAATGCTTTAAACCTCCTTACAAAAGACGTAAACCTTGAACTAGACATTTACGCACAACGATCAAAACAACTTAAGAAGCTCATGAATCAACGCAAGGAACTAATCGGTGCCATGAGTGAGAATCTCGATGGCTTAATCGAAAGCGTCACAAAAGACGAGACCGAAACCAAACCCATTAACGAACCTGACTTCTAATGGACCGCACTGTTTTCGTCATCAAATCCGAGAAAGGTTTTCTACAAGACGTAGAAAAGTATACGTACGCCGTAGATAAAGCCGTTCAGTTTGCGAGTTTTGATACCGCAACTAACAGACTTAAAACTGTGAGCGGCTACTTAAACACTCAGTGCTGGATCACTGAGGAAACAGTCCCTTTCCCACGAAAAAATTCCCTTCTTGAATCCTCCTTCTGACCTTCCAATGAACGACACTCTCTTCGCCAAACTTCAAAACTTTCGGAGCGATCTAAACGCAGCGACCCTAGAACGGGAACATGTTATCGATGGGCTGCTTGCGTGCATCCTTAGCAAACAGAACGCATTTCTTCTGGGGGTTCCTGGTACAGGTAAGTCTGACTTAGTACGAAGCGTGTGTAACGGTATCGTAGACGCTAACTACTTCGGCTATCTTCTAACACCAACAACAGATCCCTCAGAGGTTTTCGGTCCAGTAGCAGTAACGAAACTGCTTAACGATGAGTACACTCGTGATGTGGATGGCTATTTGCCTAGCGCACATATTGCTTTTCTAGACGAGCTGTTCCGTGGTAGCTCGGCAATCCTGAACTCTCTCTTGACTCTCCTTAATGAGCGAACTTTCAATAACGGCAAGGACGTAATCACCACGCCGATTGAGTCAATAATCGCCGCGACGAATAGCTGGCCGGAGGAGGAATCCTTGCAGGCTTTCGCGGATCGTTTCCTGTTCCGCCCCACGGTGAATCTGCTTAGGAAGCCCGTATCAAAGCGAAAGCTAGACGAATGGGCTTTGGGTATCACGCAGCGCCCTACCGTTACGGATTGCCTAACTCTGTCAGAGTTAAAGGAACTTCAAGAACATGTAGCCTCTGTTCAGGTTGGGGAAGAGTTCCTCACTAAGTACAGCTCAGTATGGGACCTTCTTGCCAGCAGAAACATCACTGTTTCTGACAGGCGGCGAGTGCAGATTCTCAAGTTCCTCAAAGCGTGGGCAGTAGTTCAAGGCGACGATGAACTGTATGCAGAGCACATGCACGACAGCCTTGTCCATATTGTTTATCAAAACGAAGAGGATCAAGGTGTTATTAAGGAAGTCTTAGATCAAGAAATCCCGACAGCAGATAAGATTTTCAGCGACGCTAAGCGAGCTGCTGCAGGGATCATGTCGGAGTTCACTACGTACTCCCACAGGTATCAGGGAAAGGGCTTAGGTGACCTCAATGAGTTTGTCGGGCTCTTGAAAAAGTACTACAAGGATATGGTGACAGTTAAAGAGAAAGTCAATGAAATTATCGATAGCAGCCGTTACAGGATGTCGATAACCTCACGATCCAATGGGATGAAGCTTATTCAAGCTTTAGAGAATAACTGCGATACACTAGCGAAAGAGATTAGTGAGCTCAGCGGGTGATCATAGACGATACAGAGTTTGATGTAAACTTCTACGTAGATACGTGCGGCAACGATTGCTACAAGGTGCAGCACGTATCTGGGTTAACTGCTACAGTATCCTCTGCTCACTTGGTAGAGGAGAAAAAAGTTCAATTACTTAAACTCCTGCAACAAAATGACACAAGACAAACAGACTGAATTTGTCCGCCTTGTAAACGAACAGCCTCTCACACTCGCTTGCTCCGCCCTTGCGGACTTCTTATGGGACGACTTCATCAGGGATTCGCGTCCTTCGATCACCTACCTTGTAGAGCAATACAACATCAAACAACTCTCACGCTTCGGCAAAGAGTTATTTGAACGTCTTTATAACGCAGATGATGTTGCGTGGTTAGTCACAGAAAGTGCATTCGAAGACTACTTCAGGGCTTTCTGTGATGGTGACACCAGCGCTGTCCCGCAAGGGTACAAGCCGGAGAATTCCTTGTGGTACTCCATAATGGCTCACCTCTCTCAGGCAGCAGCATGGCCAGCTTTGCTTGAGCGCAGTGTTGGGAATCAATTTAATGCAGGTAATAATGCCATCAACATCCTGAACGAGTTATCGAAAGTAATCGAAGAAGCAATAGAGCAGTCGAAGTTTGACGTAAAGCTTCTCACCGGATCTGGCGACGAGCTCGAAAAACTGAGAGAGAAATTCGCAGAAGCTAATGCAGCTGGCGATAAAGAAGAAGCTGAGAAGGCGAGGCAACAAGGTAAGAAGTTGGGACAGAAAATCTTAGAAGCTTTACAAGAGCTACAGCCAACTATGCAGAGTAAAACGCAGAAGGTTGTTGACCGAGCTCTGCAGGCTAATGACGATATTTCGGAGGCTCTCAGTGCTCTCCACGGTGACACTCCGGGAAAAGGGAAGCACACGACAAACCTTCAGGAGAAGCTGGAGCTGGCTAAAAAACTGCGCTCGAATCGCGAGCTTCGCAAGCTAGTCGAAAAGCTTGGAGCTCTTCGCAGGATCTGGCAGGAGCGTAAGCGAGCTAAGAAAATAGCTTCAACTTACGAAGAGATTAAGGGAGTCTCTTTTAGTGACGATATTGTTCGAGCATTCCCAGCAGAGATGGCACTGGCTTCAAGTCCGGAAGGTAAAGCTTTGTTCGCTCTCAGGTACACTCAGAAGAGCTTGCTTACTAAAGACTACACAGCACATAGAAAGGATATCGGCAAAGGTCCGATAATCGTTTACATCGATACATCAGGCTCTATGTCCGGTCAACCGGAACTGTGGAGCAAAGCAATCGCGTTCATGGTTGCGGAGGAAGCAGCTAAAAACAAGAGAGACGTTGAGATTCATCTCTTCGACACCCAGATAAACGGATCAGTTCAACTAAAAGGAGACGACAAGAAGAATACAGAGCTTTTAAACTTTGTTGGGACGTGGACTCTTGGGGGCGGCACATCCTTCAACGCTGTTCTTATCCACGCTCTGAGGTCGCCTACCCTGTTAGAAAAATCCGACATCCTCTTGATTACGGACGGCGAAAGCGAAGTCAACACGAGTAGAATAAAAGAACTCAATGATCTTAAAAAGAACAAAGGAGTTCAATGGAGCACTGTGTGTATAAATACAACAGTACCTCCCGTGTGCAGATCCTTCAGCGATGATGTTTACAGTGTAGACATTAACGACGCAGATAAAACCATTGATGTTATTCAGAAATGTTTAAACTGAAATTGGTGATCCTACGATGGCTCCTGACTCCCCAGCAGACGTTATCCGCTCCGTACATGATCGTTACGTAGGTAATGATCAGAAGGTTGACGATGGTCCTGATCTCCCTCATAAAGCTCGACTCGGGGCACTGTGGTGGAATACAACAGAGGATAAATTATTCATCTGTGTAGGAAGGATAGATGGGAAGATGGTTTGGAAAGCGCTGCAAGAATTCTGATGTCAAAAGATGACTGCAGTGCGACGATTCTGGATGTCCTACAAAAGTATGAGTTAACTGAAAACTCTTTGGAGATTTTATATAATTGGGTTCACTCCTGCATAAAGATAGCGATAGATTATATAGATGAACCGAAAGAGTTTGTTTGCTGCAAACGTTTCAATGGATGCCTAATTGAGTACAGAAAGAACTTAGGGACATTCAATCTGCTAAAGCCCCAATTAGATATAAACACTGAAGGGGTTCCTTCCCCCACGGGGGCTGTTTACGACGTAACCTTACCGATATCTACTTACACAGACTTAAATTTTGGCGTAGAGGATTTAAGAATGTTGTCTAAGGACATTCGATTGGACGCACAAGATTTTTGCGACCTCAGCTTGGACATAGCCTGCGAGATCAAGCAGTGGAGCGAGAACATCGAAGCCGTATTCAGGGAAGCCTCGCTCGAACCCAAATATTAAATAAATATTATTGGGGCTGCTCTTCAGGGTCTATTCGATACCATTGCATAGTCCGACCTTCCTTTGACATGGACATTCAATTCTCTTTGCATGGTTCACCCCTCTTGTACGCAGAGGCGGAAGCTTTGATCCAGACCAGCTCAAAGATCAAAAAACCCCTCAACATCGACATTACTGATTATGTAAATGTCGATGAACTCAACAGTAGCAAACTCTTTGATCTCGCTGTAAAAACCCAGAATCAAGAGCTTGCTTCTCTCGCTTTTAAGATATCCGTTTCAAAGGATAAAGCTCCAAAGAAGAAAGAAAATAAAAACACAATAGTAAACATCATTCCATATAAAGATGAAACAAAAAGCGTAGAAGATATTATTAGTGATATAAACATGTCCTCCTCCTACCCGATGATAGGAGCTGCGATGATTATGAGGATGTTGTCAACAAAGGAGGAGTCGACTCTGAGAGAAACTGCGATCTTCTTTGCGAACCTTATGTGGAACGACCCTACGGTTGCAAAGAACTCTAAGTTCTTCAAAGGATTCGAGTTTAAAGAAGGTGCCTTGGTGCCGCTCCTCCTCCGTGACGGGGTTGAGCGCAGGCATACCTTCCACGTGGCTCCGATCTACTTAGGTTTACGGGAGGGGCTTGCTTACTGCGTTGAGGAGGGTCTCGTCCGCTCACGGCGGAGGCTTTCTACTGGTTCTCCGTACCGCGAGACCTCTCCGAATGCCGAGCAGATGCAGCGTGTGTACTACTCCTTCAAAGCGACAGAAAAAGGTAAAGATCTCTACGAGACGTGGGCGGATATCGATAACTATATTCGTATGAACTTCCACGGGCAGCGCCAAGCATCGTAGACTAGCTCCTGAAAAGACACGCCCTCCCGAGCCGTCTGAAAAGGCGGCTCTTTTATTCCCAAAAAACCTCATGAAAGTTAAGTACATCACATCAGACGTTGAAGCAAAACAAGCTTTACTTGACCTGGAGGACTCTAAAAAAATAGCGTTGGACACAGAAACAACTGGTTTAGACAGTTGGGTGGCCAAGCTTCGCTTAGTCCAAATGTGCTCTGCTGAGCAAGAAAGTGAAGAAGATAAAATCGTTTATGTGTTCGATATGTTTAAAATCTCATCGAAACCAATTAAAACCTACATAGAATCGAGAGAAACATTAGTAATCCACAACGCAAACTTCGATCTGCAGTTTCTTTACTCCATAAACTGCGATTATAAAAACCGTGTTTTCTGTACGTTTATTGCCGAGAAGGTACTGAGAGCAGGTTTCAAAGAAAGAAAGATAGCCCCAAAGACGAAAAAGCCTTACTTCGCAGATATTTCCTGCAGTTTGAAAGCCGTGGCTGAAAGAAGGCTGGGCCTCGAACTAGATAAAGAGCAGCAAGTGTCTGACTGGAGCGCAGACGAACTTAACGAAGAACAGATTAAGTACTCCGCTAAGGACGTTTTAGTCCTACCTCTTATCGCCCGACAGCAGCTCGAAGAACTAAAAGAAGAGAACCTGCTATCGATTTACTCTTTAGAAAGTCAGTGCATACGTCCTGTGGCCATGATGTGTCGCACAGGATTTAATGTTGACATTCAAAAATTAAAGGACTTAAAAATTAAAGTAGAAAAAGAAGTTGAAGAAAAAACTCATAAATTCGTACTGGAACTAAACGCTCGCCTGCCGGATGGCGAAAAACTACCTAAACGAGTAACGGGAGAAATAGCTGTTGGGAAAGATGCAAAGAAAGAATTTAATCCTGGATCAACTCAACAAGTAATACGGGCCTTCCAACTCTGCGGGATAGCGGTTCCACTCTCGAAAACAACCGAAAAACCCACGCTCAATCAGGTGGACTTAGCTGAATTTGATAGCGACGATACGACTCTAAACCTTTATAGAGACAGAGCCAAATCAGAAACTCGTCTGGAACACGTAGAGAAATTACTCGCAAACGTGAACCCTATATCTCACAGGATGCACTCAGGTTACAATCAATATGGGGCAAACTCTGGGAGATTTACAAGTAGTGGAGCTCCCAAGGTCGCTGCGAGTAAAATCAAATCAGTTTTTGGTGTAAACATCCAGCAGGTACCTCGCTCGAAAGACTTCCGAAGTGCTTTCATAACTACTCCAGGCTTCAAATTAATTATTTGTGACTGGGCTCAGATCGAACTGCGACTAGGTGCAGAACTCGTAAATATCCCTCAAATGAAGCAGGCTTTTAAAGAAAAAATTGACCTTCACACGATGACTGCGAGTTTGATATATAAGAAAGATGTGAATGAAGTCAGTAAAGATGAGAGGCAGGATGGTAAAACTCTTAACTTTGCGTTACTGTATGGCATGGGTTATAGAAAATATAAAACATACGCAGCTCAAAGCGGAAAATTAATCAGCCTGTCGGAAGCTAAGGTCGCTCATACAGCGTTCCATGCTGCGTATCCACGCTTGCGTGAATGGCATAAAGAGAGAGCGGCTCTTGTAGCAGATGGATGGGCTTACGTACGAACTGCCTGTGGGCGCCGCAGACTTTTAAGCTACGATGACGCTACTATGATGTGTAGTGCTAACACACTTATACAAGGCTCAGGTGCGGACATCTTAAAAATAGCTATATCTAAACTAAACCAACATTTAAATGACGATGCCCGTATGGTTGCGTGTGTACACGACGAAATCGTATTGGAAGTTAAAGAGGAGTTAGCAGAAGATTATAAACGAATATTAGAAGAGGCGATGATCTCTGCGGCAGAAGTTGTCCTTAAGACAGTACCTGCTGAAGCAGATGCAGGCATAGGTTTATCCTGGGCGGACAAATAACGTTAAGCTATAGTGAGTAAAGAGTATTTCTAACCAAAATGGGCGATATGCCGATGCGAGCCCAAATGGCCGCCGCAGGTTATGGGGGCGGAGCCATGACAAAGGGTGGCGCAAAAACCTTCCTTAAAAAAGGGGCCTATGGCGATGAACTAAATTTACCTGAAATAGAAAGCTTAAGGGCCAGAGGTGTTAGTGATTCTCAATTAGCTAAATGGATTAAAAAGCAGGAGATACCACTCGGTTCGCAAGCTGCGGCTATATTCGGTCTTGATCGCTTGTCTTCGGGCGCTAATTTAAGACCCGAATACGTAGAACAATTTAAGGATGCAGGTTATTCGAATAAGGAAATTCGAAAAGCTTACAAAGGTGGTACTGGGCGTACTATCGAAGATCGTGCGGCAGAGATGGTTGCTCCGCGAGGGGGCGGTAAAAAAGAATTCGATTTGGCCTCATATGATCCGGCGACAAAGGGCGGACAAAAATTCGGTATCAGAGATTTAGAATTTCTGAGATCCAAGGGATTAAGTGATAAAGAAATTACAAAATACGCCGAGGGTCTGGATTCGGCATTAATCGGGGGTAGAGCTGCGTCTGCACTAGGCTTGGGGTCCGTAAGAACTCCAGAAACCCCTCAGGCACCTACAAAAAAAGAGGAACGAATTGACGAATTAAAAGCAACTAATCAAGAACTCAGGGATAAAATACAGGGACTAAAATCCGATAGAGAACAAACACCAGAAAGAGCTACAGAACTACTGAATAAAACAATTTCAAATATAACCTCGACCTACAGACCAGAAACGTCGACTGTATCTACTCCCACGATGCTTGGGGGAACGCAAATTGTGTCTCCTAGCGTTACTTATGGCGGCTCATTCTCTCCTGAGATGAAAGCTCCTATTAGTCAGACAATCAGGGGAGGTGGGGATGTTGGTAACATCCGCATTAGCAGTGAGATGTCGCCAACTTATAAAGATATCGGGAATATCGCAGCCAGCATTGATGGTGTAACCGCAGAATCGTTGGAGCAAAAAGGAGGCATAACAACGGACATTGGAGGTATACGCGCAGAAGTAGACAACCTGATAGAGAAGGCTAAAGCTAAAAGGAAGTAAGTCGTACTGAGCTATCTCAAAACTAAATCGAAGGTATACTTAGATTAAGTACGCCTTCGATCTAGTGGCTCGTAGATTCGCAAACGTTAAAAATACCAATACACAAACTTCCGAGACTACTTTTACTCCTGATACGGCAGCCGTTTCCACCCCAACCATGGCAGGTGGGACTCAAGCCGTGGCTCCTGAAGTCGGTTACGCAGGTTCATTTGCGCCTCAAATGAGTGCGCCTATAAGCTTCAGTGTTCAGGGTGGCGGCGCTGTTGGAGCAGGTAAAACCGTAAGAGGCAGTCGACTAGGGCGCGGCGGCCCGGAACTTATGCGACCCGTAAGTGGTTCGGTAACTATGGGCAACGTGTCAATTTCTAGCACGATGTCTCCCTCGTTCAGCAATATCGGAAACGTAGATGCAAGTGTAAAAGGAGTTACTGGAGCGGCGCAAACGCAAACTGCTCCCGTCTCGACCACTGTGGGCGCTCCCCAAACACCGAAATTCGGTGGAATTGGAGGACAAACTTTTGTTGAACCTGGGCCAACCCGAGAAAAACCTGCGCCGAGCAAACCAGCAAAAAGCGGCTTCGACTTAGGCACTTATGACATAAAGTCACGAGGGGGTGCAGGGTTTGGTATGAAAGATATTGAGTATCTCCGCTCGCAGGGAGTTACGGATAAGCAAATGCAGGACTACGCGCAGGGCTTAGGTCCCAACGTGAATTTCGGCAAGGTGGCGAAGGAGACTCTGGGATTAGGTATTACCGCTCCCACCCCGGCTGGGGTTAGGTCCACTCCTGCACAGAGAGCAAATACAACTCAGCTTGAGAGCCAGATGGGCGGGTCTACGACCTCCGTCAGTAACGTGCCCACGGGGACGGGACCATACGCCCCAGGTAAAGGTGCGACTCCTAAGACAACGGCTGCTACGAATCAACTGGCGGGTCAAATGTCCACGGGGGGAGGGTTGCAAACTTCCGGCGGACAACAAACCTCCTCTAAACAGACAACTCCTGCTAAAGCGACGAATGCTAAAGCAAAAGCTCAGGTCATAAAAGCTAAGGAAACTGTAAAAGAAACAAAGTCCGTTCCCAAAGAGGACCGCACGAAAGCAGACAATAAAGCCCTAGAAGCATCTAAAGCTAAACTCCAACTGGAGAGGCTTCAAGCGGATAAAGAGCGATCCGAACGGACTAAAGCAGAGCAACGGGCTGTCGAGGAAGCTAAGGCAAAAGCAAAAGCAGCGGCAGAAGCCGCAGCTAAAGCGAAGGCCAAAGCTCAGGCAGCTAAAAAGGAACCAGCAAAGACGACGGCGAAAAAGAAATAAATGTAAATAGTACACAAGGAAGCCTCGTTTAAAACGGGGCTTTTTTTTATTGCCAGATCGCGAAGAACCTCATAAAATTGCCGCATGTTACGCAGTGTAAATGAACCTCGTTCAACTGAAGTTAAATAAAGAGAAGGAGATTCAGGCAATCAAATTAAACGCGTCTTACCACGGGGTGATCCTGGTTGACGAAAACGTATTTATAACCGAGGAGAACTTCGAGTCTCCCTTACGTGCGGCTAACTACGCAAGGAAACTGAAAAAAGAGAAAAAAATAAATTCCTGCTCTAAAGAAAGACAAAGTTCTTTAAAGACAAAAATAAAGCCTAAAATAATCGAGACGATAAAATTATTAACTGAGGCCGACGTGGCTGGCCATACGCCTCTACATTACAGGGAAATTTGGGTGATCGTTTCACCCTCAGGGACTTTTGTACATCAAACGCTTAAAGAGGGCTCTGTCGTTAAATATGGTTCTGATCGGGATAAAGCTCAAATTTTCAAGACATATGAAGACGCTATAACGATGGCAAATACTCTTAACTGTGTGGTTAAGTGTGGACATACACTGAAGAGATTCTTTATAGAAAATAAAAGTAAGTGAAGGAATCTTACATACTCACAATTACGAAAGGTAAAGCAGAGAAAAAAATAACGATTTACGCAAACGACAATAACCACGCTGTCGCCCAGGCTGAGGATATAAGTAGGGCTCTGGATGCAGAAAAGTTTCAGGTTAGTTATGGCGATGAGAGTAAAACACTACTGTCGTGTTTATTTAAAAAACTAGCTTTTAATAACTTCAAATACGATCAGTGCGATGAGTGGACCGGCTCGCACACAAACGAAACCCCGTGCCTATACCTATTTAAAAAAAGGCTGTATGTACGAAACATAATCTTAAAGTACTTAGATATTCCTAAGGATGACTGTGTAACTAAACTAACCTGCAAAAATACTAAATGCACAAATCCTTATCATTTCTGCTATGTCCCTCAGAAAAACTCGAAAATCTCTGGCGCGGATCGCGGTTTGGCGGTAGCCTATCTGAGCCAAGGCGCCAGCGTTTCGCAGGTTGCCTCAGCACTCAACGTTCACCGTTCAACCATTTACAGGAACCTAAAGCATGAATGTTTTCATCCTCGGTCTGCGAGTAACGGAAACGGCTCAGGAAGATGAAGGAACTTTAAACGTTCTAACAGAATCACTTCCATCTAACGACAAACGAGTACCAACCAAAGTACAGCTCCTTCAAAACAAAGATCATTACGTCGGAAAACTTCTTAACGATTTAAAAAAAGACGACACTGTTTTAGCTGTAGGACCGACGCGTCCGACTCCCGATGGATGGCTGCAAATGCAGCCCATGCTGGTTGTTTCGCAAGAAACTAACTTCGACGATCTTTTAGCGATCAATCTGTTTGTTGCCACGGGTGGCTTAGGTCCTAAGGCAGATGAAATCGAGTTGAGTGACACTACTGTCACAAACCGTTCTCTTGCATGGCAGACAGATAATGCCGAAACAGCATGGTTTAAATTGACGGGTTGGGGTGAGCTTTCTAAACAGCTCTCCGAACTAGCGCCGGGTACTCCGACAATCGCCGTGGGGCGCGTCTCCACAAGCGAGAAGGACGAAAAGTGCTATCTGAACTACAACTTAGAAAAAGTTCTCTATCTGCCTAAAACAACTAAAACCGCTCCTAAGAAGGCTGCTGATCCAGAAAAAGGAAAAGTGGCCGCTGCTGCTCTCGGTTCGATTGATTTCTCTCTCTGATTTGGTACTTTCCCATGGTTTTTATCGCTGGTCAATTTTCTGAAGACGAGATTCTCTGTAACGTTCCTCCGCATACACTACGAATTGATCTTCAAGCTCGCCGCTGGAAATCAGACGTAGACCCTGAGAACGCAATCGTTGATAAGAACGATAACGGTATCCCTATCGAATTTGTTCTTCTCGGCTTTGTTCCTTACTTCGGAAATCTAGGACTTCGTAACTGCGAAGAGTTTCTTCGCATCGCTTACATCGGTGTTAGTCCCAAGCATCGTTTATTACCTCCGCGTTGCGTAAGTACTTCGATGATTGGAGGTAAGTCCTCTCAGAAAAATTTCATTAGCTATTTCCAAACTCTCTATAACAACCGTATAAACTGCGCGTCAATTATTACATCAACAAAGTTCGTCACTCGCAGCTTCAATGAGCGAGATCCCATGACGGGAGCTGACGGAGCAAAGATTAATTTCAACGCACTGGAATTTTCTGATCGGCCCGCCGAGACTGAAGAAGAACAAAAACTAATCGAAGACATTAATGTTTGGCTTTCAAACAAAGGGACGAACCTCATCACGTCGGCGCTCAAGTCTCACATTCCTGGATCGGATCTGGTTGAGCTTCCACTTGGCGCAGACCATCAGGAGATCAAGGCGCAATTCGCCGCCACGCGTCCATCCTCACATGACCGGGCACTGGGTTCTGCTCCTGTCGCTAAGGCTCTTAAGTCCGCTTCTGATCTGGATAACACAGAGGAGAAGCCAGAACCTCCGCAGCCAAAAAAGGCGCTGGAGCTGACGGAGGAGCAAGCCAAGAGTCTCGGGTTAGACTTCTGAAGCGAAGCCACTGACAGAGGGGCGTCATTCGACGCTCTTTTTTTGTGCAAACTCATGATCAAACATCGAACACTTCGAATCAAAAAGGATCCGTACTGGATTTCTGTCTATTTAACTTACTGGGGTGAATACACCTGGAATCTTGGCGCAGCCATTTGCAAGTCAAGACGAGCGGCTAACGATTGGAACAGAGGAAGATATAAACGACGACGTGTAAAAAAATTTATGTCCTCCTTAAACCCTTCGACATTCGCTCACATGTACGCCTTAAAGCGTCTTGTGCAAGCAGCAATCGAAGTGATTCCTCACGGGGACGGTGTGGTGATCTGTCCAGAACAGTTGGACAGAACTTGTCTCGCTAAGTTCGCTGAGAGATTCGGGTTTACCTATCATCAATCGGATGATGTGTCTCTTTGGGTTCTAATAACTCATCCAGAGGCGGTAAAATAATATTATTAGAAGCACACCAAACAAGTAAACGAGAAAACAAATTACTACGTATTTGGTACTGATTGTGCATTATTTCAAAATACTTTAAAAGTTCCTCTTTACTCAGTTTCTTGGCGTCCAGCATGATCCTCTGGTGGAGGAACTGCTGCTCCGTGGTAGTCCATGCAGAATTTAACATGGTCCTAAGGTACCTAAAAGTTACTGTAGACAACAAACGCACGTCAAACCTAAATAAAATCGCTAAACTCAGCAAACCCTGACCTGTCCTACCCAATCAACATCAATGTCAGATTTTTACACGGTTCCAAAGGGTGTTACCCACGCGCTGATCAAACACTCGTACATCACGGGAAAAATTTTGGTTCCGCATGATCCTCTTGGTATCCTTACGGATCAACTGAGGAAACACAACTTTACAGTTGTGCGGAACGAAAACGAAGAGAATATCGTCGATCCCATCTGGTGGGTCGGAGAAAAGAAAAAGGAATACGACTGGGTTATTGCGTGTACAATGGGAAACTCTGAAAGAAATGAATACATTCTGGAGTATGGTATGCAGATAGCAACACAAGGGATTGCCGTGCTGGATCGACTGTCGTTCATCGAACCAGTAGCTAAAAGGAAGACCTTCTTACTTAAGAACAAACTGTCGAATATGATCGTATTGAGTCCGCGTCCTAACTACAGAGCAGTGGGCTCCACGCGGGATTCCGTAACGAGCTGTTGGTTCCTTTTCCAACGTCCGGAAAACTGGCGAGATGGCACACAGGTTACATTCGGACTAGATTGGGACCGCGTTGATCCCTTACCAGATCTAGACTAATGGGACTCAGATCACAAAATTTCGAGAAATTCCAAAAACAAGTTCTTGAGGCTCTGGAGACCAACAACAAAAAACTAGAGAAGATCTGTGCGTTACTGGTCTCCAACCAGCTTCTATTAGAATGTATATCACCTGAAGGAACTCCGCGTACAGCTCAAGAGTGCGCAGAGATCGTCACGGAAAGCTTCTGCGCTGGTATGTGCTTGAGCGAAGAGCTCAGCGACCGAGGAAGGGAATTCGATTACCAAAAATCCGAATTCTTTATTGAAGAGGAAGAGGAAGACGAAGAGTATGAAGAGGAAGATGATGAGGACGATGACAACCAAAACCCGTTTAACTCGAATCACCCGTCTATGACTTTTTGACTTAAATAGAGTACTCTTGGTTTAATTCGACACAAAATTGTGTCCCAAACAAGATTAGTACTCAAGGGATTAAGGCACTACAATTGCGCTGGTGTTCCGAAGCCTCTTCCTTCTGTAACGAGCATCCTTTCTGCCACGCAGAACGAGGAAACGCGGCGGAAACTGGCGCATTGGAACTTATCGAATCCGGGTGCGCTTGAAAAAGCAGCGGAACGCGGGACCTGGATACACAGTGCTACAGAGAATTACATTAGGGGTTTAGAAGTAAGTCCTCCAAACGAGTACCGTCCTTACTGGGATGGTATGCCTGCAAAGCTCGACGAACTCTTGGACGGAGCAAGAGTTCTTTGGAGTGAGGCCCCTTACAACGCCCCTCAGTGGAACAAATATGTAGGAGAGGATGGTGTAGGTAGACTACATTACTACGACGAGCACACAGAGCACGGTTATGCGGGGTGCCCTGATTTAATCTATAAAGACTCGAACGGAGAAATAGTCCTCGCAGACTTCAAAACAAGCACGTCTCCTTACTCCCTTAACTATCCGAAAGCGAAGAGTTCGATTCCACCTGAAATAAAGAAGGCGTTGATCGGCGGGGTCTTCAAGGCAAAGAAAACCACGCTGCAGCTAGCTGCTTACACACTGGCAGCCGAAACGTGCTTAGGGATAAAAGTTGATAAAACGCGGATCATAGTAAGCACTCCGCTTCCTGAATTTAGCGTTCAAGTATTTTCTTTCAGTAGAGCTCAGCTAGATAAACATACAGAACAATGGTTGGAAGTAGTGAAAGATTTCTACGAAAAGTTCAACAAAGAAGATTAATCGAGTATCCTCTATTTATACGTTGTTAAGCTAAATTTCTTTAATAACAGTTAATGATCCTGGCTGGCCGCGTCCGGACGAGCGTGCCAAAATACCAGGACGGGATTGAGTCATGCGCTTTTTTTTCAGCCGAAACCAAGTCGTCCGCTCCGCTCTCAACCCCGCAACCGGCAAGATCCCCACGGGTGGGAACTTTACAGCATTTAACGAGAACTGGGAGCAACAGGAAGATACTGTAGATAAGATTATAGAGTACGTGCAGGGAAGCGAAGGTCTTTGCGCGTGGCATCTAGTCAATAATAAACGCACACGAAATGGCACTGGTTGTATAAAAGCAGGCTTGATAATTATCGACATTGATAATCAAGCTGACGGTAAAGATAGTGAAGGAAATAAAATACAAAAACAGGAACTAAACGAGGAACAAGCTAAAGAACTAGAGATCTGTAAAAAATATCTAAGTTTTGCATACTACTCTCCTAGTCACGCGGAGGGGTGGCCTCGCTTCAGACTTGTATTCGGCTTAGAAAAACCAATTATCGACACTAACTTTTACCAATGGTTAACGAGAGAAATAGCGAAACAAATTCCTGGTTCAGATAAAAGAGCTACGCAAGTACCTAATCTTTTCTACGGCGCAAAGGAGGGCACAGAATTAATTTATAAATCCAATAAATTTATACCAAGTGAAAAAATCGATGAGGCGTATTTAAATTATCTCAAGTACGCAGAGCAGCAAGCGGAGTCTCTTGGCGGCAAGGACCCTAAGGAAAGTCTTTCTGTTCCCACGGAGGCAGGTGGGTTAAACCTAGAGCCGCTGCTCAACGCTTCCGTCCGGAACATCTTGGATGGTCAGGAGGTAGACGACCGTTCCTTCGCGATGGCAGCTGCCCTGAAGGAAATCATTGGCTGGTGCAACTGGCTGAACAAAAACAATTTAAAAGTACGCAATCACCCACTTGACACAGCGAACCAAGTGTTCGAGAATATCTACGAGTACAACCCCCAGCTCGATGGCAAATTCGACCGAATCCTAAACAGCATCTCGGATCCAGCAGGACTTCAACCTGCAATAGCCCTGGCATCAGACGACGGAGACGCCGCTCTCTGGAAAAAGGTAAAAGCTCAGGACAAAGACCTTTTTATTAGTGAGTGCCCGGAAACCATCAAAGAACAAATTAAACAAAGCAAACCGAAACCGACAAACTCCATTTTGGACCTGAGCGCTGTTGCTCCTCCAATAGAGCTTGAGATTAATTCAACACCAAAAAAACCTCAAACCATGGCTTCCACACAGGCTCCTTCGACCCCGGCCCAGTTAGTTCAAATACAGAGTAACAACAGGCAGTTCTCAGAAAACGATATAGCTGACGTAATTGTAAATAATTACGGGGACAAGTTTCTTTTCGACTCTAATCTAGATGAATTCTTTATCTACGATGACGATGAAGGTGTGTGGTACATAAACGATGAACAACACATCAAACGCAGGATCGTAAAGACCCTAGATACGTTTGTAACTGCTGGAGTTCTTCAGCGTTACAACTCCGCAACAGTGAGCTCGGTATTTCAAATCCTGAAAGCGAAGCTCCTTCGGTCGATCAACGGTGGGCGCAACTCGATTTGGCAAGCTGGGCGTGGCCTGATCGCCTTCAAAAACGGCATCTACAACACGAAGACTCAGGAGTTTGAGGAAGGAAACAGGAAAGACCTGTATTTCCAAACGAAACTGGCTTACGACTACGACGAAAAAGCTAAATGTCCTGAGTTTCTTAAGTGGCTGGAGTGGGCAGTTGGTGTAGATAAAGTTGTTATTGTCAGGGCGTTCTGTCGCGCAGTACTAACTGGATACACAACTGGGGAGAAGTTCCTCCACCTGATCGGTGCTGGTGGCTCAGGTAAGTCCACGCTGCAGCAGGTTTTAATTGCTATGGCTGGCTTCACCGGGACGCACACCAGTGACCTAGAGACGATCGAGACAAATAGATTTGAAGCTCACAGCCTGATTGGTAAGCGCCTGCTGCTACTTACTGATGAAGCTTCCTTCAGCAAGCGACTGGATACTCTTAAAAAACTAACGTCCGCTTCAGACACTCTGAGAGCAGAACGTAAGTATGGAACTCAGATCATAAACTTTAAACCTGAACTTCTTGTCTCGATTGCTAGTAACGAACACATCAGTTCTTCAGACATCAGTAGCGGTCTAGAGCGCAGGCGACTGACTCTGGTTATGAACAATGTTGTTCCTCCTTCACAGCGTCGTAATCTGCTCAGCGTCTACACAGATCGAATCGAAGGGGAACTAGCTCCAGAACTGTCGGGAATCGCCATGTGGGCACTCCAGCTTCCGTTCGAAGAAATGCGGGAGGTTCTGGCAAACCCGGTTAAGTTCTGCCCTGACCTCAACACCACGAACCTAGAAGCGCTGGTGTTCAACAACCCTATCTGTGCTTGGTTGGCAGAATGCACCGTTTATGCACCGAACAGCCAGACAAATCTTGGGGGAGGAGCTTTTAGGCCGAGTATCGACGAACAAGAACGCGGTATGTACGTTAAGAACGCATACAGTGAAATATACGCATCGTACGCTAACTTTGCAAAATCTAATGGTTATAAAGCAAGTGCTAAGCCTCGCTTCGTTGACCGTCTAAAAGAAACGATCAACAACGTTTTGAAAATTCCAGGTGTAGAGCCCAAGTATGTAAATGGTAAAGCTGTTGTTATGGGCTTGCGTCTGCGCCCGTTCGAGCCTTCCACGGATCGCTCGATCAGTGGTGACACGCGCTTGCCCTCACCGATAGAATACGCAGCAAACCCAACCATTTGGGATCAGGCATTCAGTCTGCACGATCAACCGAAATCCGTTTCGACTTCAAATGATTGACAAAATTTACGGTGGCTTGGCAGCTTTCGGCGCTGTGAGCTGCCTCCTTACCGCCGTTGGGGCACCGCAAGCTTTTCCATCAGCAGCCGCAGGGACGGGCGGTTTGCTAGCGGGGGCCTCCCTGGTGAAGGAAGCCTCACGCAAGCGGGCTGCCGCGCGGGAGGAGTCCACGCGGGTGGCATCCGTCTTTAGCAGCCTCTACCAAGCAAACCAGGGATTAGTAAGCCCTCAACAACTGAGCCTGCTGACTGCAGTCGATCTTGATCGCATCCGCGAATTCCTGAATAAACTGTCTGAGGCGCAAGGTGGTAACTATATAGAGGTGGAAGAGGGGAGTGTCTTTAGCTTCCCTCATCCCTCAAACGTCCTCCAGCAGTTGACGGATAACGCCACGGCGTGGGTGCGCGATAGCACTGCTGAACTCCAGCAACAAAACATGGCGCTCCAACAACAGAGCGCTGCCTTACAGCAGCAACTGAATATGTATCGAGCTGCTGTAGCAGCGAACAGCGTAGCTCCCTCTGCGTCACGGGAAGTTCCTGCAAAGGAACCTGATAACGATGTAATCGATCCATGGACCCCAAGTAGGATTAGGGCCTGAGTTGTTGACTACCAGGAAGGTTTTTATTAGAATAAATAAGTGCGCATAAGCGTAAGAACCGGGGCTAATTAACCCCGGTTTCGCTTTATGGGTTCATTTCCAGCCGTCTAAACCGGATACGCCTTCGAGAGCAGCTTCCTGAACGGCAGCGGTGACAGTAGGAACGAGCTCGCAGAGACTGTGCTTAATCGAAAGAGCAATGTCCTTATGCTCTTTCTGTGTCCCGCAAGCACCCCGCAGACCTACATAAAAAATCCAACTGCGGATATTCCCCATCATGTGAAGTCTGGTTGGCGTGCACATAGGAAGAATGTTTCGCGCACACTCCTTCGCCACGCCTGCTTCGAGCATGTCCTCGTAGAGACCCCTGGCTTCCCAAAAGATGTCAGTAATCCGTCGACGGAACTGATCCTCAACTAACTCGAATAAACCGTCCTCATATTCAAGACTGTTCTGGCGATTCTTTTCATCCTGTCCTCTAAGCTCGAACTCAGTGCATTCGTCTCCGAGATCCCCCAGAACGTTTAAGGGATCGCAGTATCGCTGACTTGTCTCCTGAAAACAAAAAGACCTGTGTCGCAGTATCTGAGGCGAGATAGAGCGAGTGGTGAGAATCTCAAAAGAGGCGCAAGCCTGCTCAAACACAGACCAGTGTCCATGCCGAATGCAGTAACTTAAAAGCTTGGAATAATCCCCGCGATCAGGATCCTTTGTTGAGACCCGTGCGTGACGAGCGATTAGACGCTCGGCGTCCGGGGTGATCCAGTCAAGACTGGCCTCGTGCAGTCGAAGAGACATCGCTGGTTATGTACTCAGGACCGAGGATACACGTATTAGCGATGTGATTCACGACCTCAGGGGCAACTGTATGAACCACCCCGGCCATGCGGTCGGCGGTGTACCCCATATCGCCAGGATTTAACTCCAGCGAATCTCCAGCGATCCTCATATCAAGTAGATGGGAAAGTTTCTTGGTATCTTAGTCGGCGTGTAAGTTCAGACGGGGTTATTCCACGCATCCGCATGGGATCCAGATTAAGGCGCTGACCCGCCATCCGAATCGGAAATCCGTTATCAGACATCATTGCTGACCTCCGTTAATCCGGGCAGACGCCAAAGCCAATAGATTGTTCATCATATTAGATGAGTTCAGAGGGTACTCATCGCTGCGAACAAGTTGGGTAGATAAGAAATTTTGTTGCGGCAAAGCAAGAGCCTGACGCATCCGAAGCCGTTCAGGACCCGTAGCCTGCCTCATGCTGATCATATAGTCAGTTTGAGACATGTCGTCAGGGCTATCCGCAATGGGAATAGCCTGATGGTTATAGCCAGCAGGGCCAGTAAAGGCGGTGCTCTTCTTTATATTCCCCTCGCCGTACTCAACAGGAGCAATCGGAGCGCGGGTGTAGGCGCCACGGTCGTGCTCGATCTGCGAAGCAATCCGGGTTGCTCCATCGAGCTGCATAATCCGGCGGAGACCCATGAAGGGCTCGCGGTTGTATCCGTTGAGGCCAGGAGGGACGAAAGTCGAGAGCTGACTCTCGGGTTCCTTGCCAGGTACCGACTTAGGTAAAATCGCCATTATTGATCCTTCCTATTAGCAGAGGCCGAACGTACTCTTATATTACTCGAACTGTTATTCATCGGATTGTGATCTTTGTGATCCACGTCGTTTCCATCGCCTTTATGCACACGGCCTTTTTGTTCTAAAAAGCGACGAGCTTTATTTCGAGCCGCCCGCCGCTTTTTCTGTTCGGGAGTTGCGTGGTAGTCGTCGTACTCCTTGCGGTAATCCCGATCAGACATTTTACTTTTTGTCTTTAACTAATTTTAGGTACAGGGAATAACCATGGCTTACCAAATCGCATATCTTCGGGATCGAGCCTACCAAAGTCCCGTACAAATTCTGCCAAGTCTTTTTGATACTGTTGAAACAACCCTGTATAACAGTGGTCTTCGGGAGCATAATACTCATAGAGTTCCTCCAAAAATTCCGTCTTAGCTTGCTCCCAGGTCACATCCCAGGAAAGCAAGATCTTTTCTAGATCGAACGTCACGATGAAACTGTGAGAAAAACTACTTTAGCCGAGGGGACTCGGTTAGCGCCTCGATCAAGGCGTCTCGATAACCCATGAATCGAGCCATCTCACGAGTCTCAAGATCCCCTAAAGGATTCGATTCCTCGTCCCAATTAAAAGTTTTTGCGTCTGCTCGCGCTTGAGCACAACGTTCGATATTCTTCCAATCCATTTTATTTAAAGCCCTTAATGTACCAACCAGTGAATGCTCCCTCAACCATCCAGCGAGGGGCTAAATTCTTTTTCGAGTACGAAAGGCTCTTACCATTCGTACTAATGTAGGTGCCTCCCACGAGGTCAAGATCCCCGAAGGGATCGTGGACAATATACGCGGACCCTTCAGCGTTGCATCCGATAACGGTGATCCAATGGCCGCCTCCGGTTGGGCTCGTAACAGGGCCTTTATGGAGAATGCCGATAGGAACAGCAATACCCAGCTCTAGTTGGCTATCGATGTTGGAAAAAGACCCACTCTGACTAAAAGTTGCCTTAACTCCATAATCTTCTAACGCTTCTATTTGCGATGTATACGCTGTTGTATCTCCGTATTTAAATACAGTGTTTATGTACTCATCGTCGCTCTTAATGACGCCTGGTCGCAGACCAGCAAGCATCATTGCGCAAGAGCTAGAAAAGCACGTGCGCAGGGGATCACGAGCGTTATCCCGTTGCGAAAAGTAAGGAATAGGGAGAGTTATTGCTCCCGTCTTAGGGGGAGCAGCGGGAGCTATAGGTTGCGAAAGAGAGGGTTTCGGGTCGTTAATTATCTTCCAGTGGGGTGGATAGAACCACCAAGCACGATCTGGTTGAGCTGAAAGGGTGACTTTGTAGTCGATCTCACCGGGGACCATCGTAATGGCGTCCCACTTATGGGCGGATCCTTTCGGGACAAAGAGCTTTTGCTCCGCAGCCAGCTCGGAGGACTGCTTGGGCTCGCGTTTAAGCCACGTGTCGTGCTCAGCGAGAATGGAGGAGCTCAAGAGAGGGTGGAGGGGCTTGGTTAAGAATAGCTGTCTTTCTTTCTCACGCCGATTTTTTAATCCTTCACTAACCTTTCCATCTGCTTTGACCCACTTTAAAAACTCAGCAGCTACGACACTCTGAGAAGCCTGATTATTTAAAAGTTTTAAGAGAGTCGAGCTCCGAAAGGCAGAAGCGCCAATGTTATATGTAAAGCTGACTAAAGCGTCGAACTGATTCTGATTAATTGAAGTCTTTAAGGCTTCACTAACGACGCCCTCAAAGTACTTAATATCTTCCGTAAGAAGTCTTTCCGCTTCTTCTTTCGTTATTTTCTGATTGGGCTTGACCTCAGGGCCAGTTGTTCCATACCCAATTGTCCAGACTCCAGCCTGGCACTCATAGGAAGTGTCCCTGAAGCCCTCAAAATTTTTAATGAGGTCAACGCCAATTTTAGATATTTGCATCAGGTACTGGAGACATTAATCCCCACGCGGTACTCCGAACCGCTGCGACCTTTTAATTGGATATAAGTGGCGTAAGTACCGGAGGAGTTAATAGTGGTGGAAGTAGTCGTAGTTGCACGAGTGCTGTACTTCGAAGGCGATGCCACTAAAACCTCAGTGCCAGTGGAATCCAGTACAACAACATCGCCGCAAGAGTTTTGATTGCGGATATCGACGCGAAGAATGCCGGTAGCGTTAACAGTTAGCTGGTAATAATCTGCAATCCCGTAGATACCGTCAGCAGCGTATGTACGATTCGCGGAGGTAACTACAACAACACCGCTAGCATCAAGAGTGCGGCGCTGATCAAAATGGGTAGACCCTGTACGGCGGGACGGGTCCGTAAGCCCGCTATTTAAAACGCCGTCTAATTCAAGGTTTTTAGTATATTGAGCCACGAGGGGTCAGGTATCAGTAACTATATTTTAAACAAAAATACTCAGGCGGTTACCCTTACAAACGAATAAAATTAACTCAGAAAGAAACGGAACATGAGCTTGGAAGCGACTATAGCTGGCTTGGCTGCTGCAACCGGTTTTTTCACATGGTCGCACCAACAGCGACAAAACGTCTTAAATGACAGATTTAATGGTGTAAAAAAACGATTAGATGAAGTCGAGAAAACTATAGTGGAATTTCCATTAATTTATGCTTCAAAGTCTGATTTAAACTATGGCTTAAATGAAATTAAAGATCGATTAAATCATATAAACGACAAACTAGACCAGTTGATAATGAGTAAGCTTGGGGAAAAAGCTTAGAATAAATTTAGTTGGGGTGTTTAATCATGGAAGAACTCATTTCTCGTGCTGAAGAGTTTTTGGCTGTTCTTATTGCCGTCCACGCTCTGGCGCTGACAATCGTCAACCTTACGCCTACTCCTCGTGATGACGAGGCAGTGGCTAAGTACTATCGAGTACTTGAGATCTTAGCTGGCATCATTAGCAAGCTGGCCAAGAAGTAAAACTAATCGTTGTATGCGTCCGATGTCGGGAGCTTTAAGGGCTTCCGACACAACTCTTCGTATTCACGAGCAGCAATGCTTACTTCATGATTATAACTAAGCCAATTCCATATAGCTAATTCTCTTTCGTGCGTCCAGAATAACTGTGAGCGAAACCATGTAAACCAATCAAAATCAGATTTAGCAAGGTTACATGTGGGACACGCAGCTAATAGATTACCTCGTTTAGTAGGGCCTCCTTTAGCCTTAGCTATTATATGATCAAGAGTATGAGCGCGATCAGAACCGCAATAAGCACACAAATTATCCCAAGCATCTAGAATATCCTTTCGAAATCTTTTTCTGGCGGTCCGCCGCTGCAGACAATGTAAATCAAATATAAGATCCGACTCGCTCACAAAAGCGTACGTACGGAAGTTAGTTATATTTTAGCTACATTTGATACACGTTAGATTTTGTTAAGGAAGGGGGAGTAGATCGCTCAATAAAATTAACTACATGTCCTGAGGAATCGAAGGAGGCTGCTAAATAATTACAGGCGAGTTCGGGATTAGTTGTTTCACCGCACGTAAAGGCGTCCACGGCGGCGAATCGGTGCTCGGGCCACGTGTGGATGCTGATGTGAGACTCCGCTAGAAGGGCGAAACCGGTGATCCCCTGAGGTTCGAAAGCATGTGTCCTCACGTCGATAAGCGTCGCACCCGCAAGCTCAGCAGCGCTAACTAGAGCTTGTCTGACAAAAGCTTCGTCGTTGAGCTTGTCGGAATCAGCTTTATACAGCTCGGAAACACAATGCTTACATTCCAACGAAGGCGCCCAAAACAACAACCTATTTTAAGTGACTCACGCTAAGGTGAGACACGCCTTAACTGAAGTATGAACGACGTAAAAATCCAGTGGCTGACCTCTGATGAGAATCTCTTTGAACTTGATTGGCTTAAGTTTTTATTTAGTGACGTACAAGACTACATAGATATTGAGTACGACTACAGAAGGATAAATACAGACTACAACACAGTACTTATTTGCAGCCACGCGGTTCCGTACCGGGCTGTCTTAGACGAATTAAGACGTAAGGGTAAAAAATACGCCATTGTTCTGCTAAGTGATGAAAATCTTATAGATCCCTGCGAATGGCTGCATGATCCGAACTGTGTTGGGTGTATGCGGAACTATATACATCCCAATTTTTTAACTAACCCAAAAGTTACAGTTTTTGGGTTGGGGTATAAAAGGGATTTTCATAAATATCTGAATTTAAAGGACACTGAAAACCGTGATTTACTGTGGTCGTTCGCAGGGACGCTCCATGGGGATAGAAAAAAAGCTGTAGATCTGTTTAAAGACGAACGTCCGAACAAAGTTCATGCGTGCAGCGGTTTCGGGGCGGCAGATGGGTTAAGTACGAAAGAATATGTCGAAATGCTTCAAGAAAGTGTTTTTGCTTTATGCCCTTCAGGTCAGGATAGTATGGACTCATTTAGACTTTATGAGGCGTTAGAAGCGGGATGTATTCCTATAACGCTTACAAATTCAAACCAGTTTAAGTTATACCCTTCCTATTGGCACGGTGTTTTTAGTGGAGCAGAACTACCTTTTATTATCGAACAAGATTGGGAAAAATTGCACGAAAAAGTAATAAATAATCTAACTAAAGATGTAGATATAGTTACTAAACAATGTAAAAATCTGTGGGAAATGTATAAAACAATATGGCGTAATAAATTTACTAATTTAGTTAAATTACTATAAAAAGTTAAGTGAGAACGTGGCGATCAGGTCCGTAGTTGAAGGTTAGCGGGCTCGGGAATACTGGAAGGCAGCCTCACTGAAGGCCGCATACACATAGGTGCCACCTGATGCGTTCATTGATGCGTCGGTGCTGCGCAGTTTGAAGCCATTGCTGAGGATGTCAGCTAGATCTGTGGTGCCTTCTGCATCGGCAAGGTTGGGATAGAGCGGGTCGTTATCGACGTTGTAGCCCTCTCGCGCAGTGTCGATAATCGTCCAGTTGCCGGGGGAGGCGCTGGCGCGCTTGATCATGATCCAGCGGCTACGCATTCCGGTATACACAAACGGCCCATCTGCGTTTCCATTCCCGACATAACTACCCATAGAAGAGTACCCGGCTACTGGGGCGAAGCAGTAGGCGACGTAGTCCACAGTGCTTGTGTTGACAGCGTTAACCCTACTGCCAAAGCCAAAGACAGTTGATGTTATCCCTGTTATATAGCCATCGGAGGCGTCGCTGACTTCTGCAGAAGTGGTATTAAGGAACAATGTTTTTGTAGTCGCTGTACCAAAGTAGGAGTGCCATACTCGCCAGTCATATGCAGTGCCGGTCCTATGTTTGACAATAATCATGCCCGGAACCACGCCAAGACCGTGGCCAACTGTTGAAGATAAAGATCCAGAGCCCGTGTAGGTAAGTACAGAGCATCCATTGGTAGTCGACGCCCTGACACTGGACGTGATGGTGCCTGCGGTGTTGCTGACGGTGGAGCTGCCAGCGTCCCAGCACCAGGCGGCGTAGGTGGCGGCGTTGGTGTTGACCTGCGCCAGTGTGCCGAGCGTAAACCCTGCGGAGTTGAACGCTGTTAGTCCGTTGTCACTGGTGACTTCTGTATCGGTGTTGTTGGACTCAAGCCGTGCCTGTGCGCCACGCACTGCGTCATACAGCGTGTTGTCGGTGGCGGCAGAGCGTGACTTGATCCAGACCAGATCGGGGCTGAAACCGAGCGAACTGGTGGGTGTCAGCGTGGAGCCGGTGCCCGTGTAGAGCACCACATCCATCACCGTGCTGGGCTTGACGATGGTGGGCGCGGGGAGGTTAGCGGTGCAGAGCGCCTTGAAGCCGCTGGGGGCGGTGTAGGCGAAACTACGAGCGCCAAAGTTAACGGTAAACGTGGAACTACCGCCACCAGACGATACGGCAGGGAAAAACGTACCGCTCAGTGATGAATAAGCGGTGCCTTGAGATACTCCGTTTTTATAAAAAACAAGGGTGCCGGCGTCTAAATCAAGCGCAGCACTTATCACGTCACCGTTTGTGTATGATGCGCCATAGCTTGAACCGCCACCGTTAGTATATTTGAAGCCATTGGCGTTGTACCCGTAGCTTGTTGAAGTTCCGCCAGGGTAGCTAGTTAAAGAAATTGCCTGATCTGCAATACCCATGTTAGCTCCTGTTGCGGAAATGTTATTGCATGTAATTTCCCAATAATGTTTACCGCTTGTAATTCCGATGGTCCCAAGGGCAAGGCCAAAGTTCGTTGTGCCGCAGGTTAGATCAATATTTCCATTGCTAAGAGTTGCTGTTGATTGCAATCTCAGCGGATTCAGCGTCGCATAATTCCCCCTGACCTCACCCCCCACGCCAGTATCGGTCTGGCTGCCGTTGACGGGTACGTCGATCAGGCTGTCGTTGCCTGCGCCAGCGGTGACGCTGAGATTCGTCGGGGTCCAGTTGTTGCCGTTGCCGCTGGTGTCTTTACCGAGTGCAGCAGCCGTGGCGGCGGAGTTGTCCGCGAAATCGAGTTTGAAGCCGTTGGTGCCGTAGCTGCCGGTGTACGCCTTAGGCATCCACACGCCGGTCGTGGCGGATAACTCACCGAAGCTGGTGGGGTCTAACGCTTGGCCGTCGATGAAGTGGATGTCGGCTAGGTAGCCGGAAAAATATGCTTCCGCAAATGCGCCTGTGCGACCTATATCATGGGCGACGTTGCTATTGATATATGAGTCGTTGTTTTGTCCAGGATAGGTTGCAGTAGAGAAAGCAGTAATTTCAATGCCGTTAACGTAAACCTTGACGCGATTGGTAGATGTCGCCTGGGGGGTGTTCCAATTAACGACAAGATGACACCAAGCTGATGCGTCGCGAAATGCTGCAGTGCTAATCAAGTTTGTAGTTACGCTGCCCCCAACTTGATTGAGCAACCTGAAGTTGGCCTCATCAAGCATGACTTGAGTCCGATCGCTTCCTCCCGAATATCCATCAAAAAGTGTTTGCTGGCTTGCCAGGTCTGCCCTCTTCACCCATCCCGCCCAGGTCCACGTCTTGCGGTTGCCGGCTGATGCGGGGGTGCGGCTGAGGTAAGCCGAATCCGCCGAGTTAAACCGCAGGCTGCGGCTGATGGTGTAGCCGCCTGCAGCAGCCGACGACAAAAGTAACTGCTTGCCTGCGGTTAAACTCATGAAACAGTACCAGAGCTGTAATTAAGATTAGCGACTACGTTTATCCTGCTTGAATTAACAACGTAATATCCGAGCATGTCCACGCCGCTCGCCGTTGTTGTTAACGTTGGCGCAGTATTACTGACAAACCCCCATCCGCCGCTATAGCTAAGGGTACGGCTCCCTCCATTGTCTTGACGGACAATAATGGCTCCGCACTGACCGCCACTGGCGTTTAGTGGGCGCCCTAATGTTGAGTTTCCGCCTAACGTAATCTCAAAGTTATCTCTTTGTCCGAAGTTTAAAATTATCACTCCGCTGGTGACAATCCCACTAGGAACACCAAAAGTTTGAGATTGAGTAAAAGCGGGGCCAGAAATTGGGCCGCCGACTTTATCGTATTTGTTGGCTAAACCAGAAAGGGCTGCATTACCGGAAGCAAGTGCAGTAGCCCCAACAACTAAAGCTGCGTTACCAGAAGCTAAAGCGGTAGCAGCGTTAGTTAATGCGGCATTGCCAGAAGCAAGAGCGTTAGCTCCAACTACAAGAGCGGCATTGCCAGAAGCTTGAGCAATAGCGGCATTTGCAATACCTAAGTTACCGCTGGCAAGTGCGTTAGCTCCAACTACAATAGCAGCATTACCTGAAGCTAAAGCGGTAGCTGCATCCGTTATAGCTGCGTTGCCAGAAGCTAAAGCAACCGCAGCATTTGCAATACCTAGATTACCGCTAGCAAGGGCGTTAGCAGCAGCCTCTAAAGCAGCGTTACCTGAAGCTTGAGCGGTAGGATCGACACCAGGAACAAAATCACCCGGAGGTAACTCAGAATAGGCCCCGCTGATTAAAATAAGCGGTTTACGTGTAGTCATCGCTAAGCCTCCGTTTCTTAAGTATAGCTTCAGTCGTAGAGAACTACGGCAGGCTCAATTTCTATTTGTAACTCAGAAGAACTTAACGCCTGTCCAACATTAACTAAAGCGGCATATCCGCTAGCAGCTGTAACTAAACCAGATGCCGTCGAATACCTTGTTAACTGACCTGGATATTTAGATAAATAATAATATTCACCTGGCACTAATTGAGTTTCCCCTACCAGATTAACGGAAGTCAGGACAGCAGTATCGTCAAAAGTAACGTTAACTTGTGCGGAAGTTATCGCGGCTTCTGTCGTAATACCTATAGGACTGTAGTTAGCTGTTGCCACGCCGCTTGCGGCACTCGCCGCTAGTACGTATGTGCCACTTAAATAGACGACAGTGCCCTGACTAAGAGTTTCGCCAGCAGTGAAAGACTGAGAGGTAACAGGACTGGTTGTTACACCTGCTCCGTTAACGAGCCAAACTTGTTGACCCCCTGGGGTGTAATCAGTGTACTGTCGGTTGAAGATTGCGCGAGTTGTCATGATTTATTACAGGATTACGGTGTCAGTTCCGGTGTCACCCGAAACGTAAGATTCGGTAAGAGTAGAGTCACCAGACGAAAAATCAATAAAACCGGAATCTTCCGTAAGGGATCCAGAAGGAGGAACAGGAGGATTTAACTGAGGCCAATAGCTGTAATCCGATGTTGACCCTCCAGACGGACTGGTGTACGTAATATAATTTGCAAGAGTTGGAGTATCTGGAGTTAATACTATGGCCGTAACTTTATCTTCACATGCGTAACGAATTTGCTGCCGCCAATCTTTAAGTCCACTGGAAGCAGGAGTTCCATTATCAACTTCGCGAACAATCACCCAATCAGTCGGACTCAGCAGCGAATTAGCGGTTTGACGAGTTGTATCAGTCCACTGAGTAACAAGTTGAGTGTGATCTTTAGGAATTAAAGTGCCACTAGCGGTATAACCCCAATAAAAACGTTGATCGTAATAAGGCGGATCCGGAACTTCTTTAATTCCTATGGCTTCGCGTTCTTCAGGAGTAGCTAAACGCAACCAATTAGCAGGGTACAGGGTACCGTTTGCCTCAAACGGAGTATCTAAAGGGAGGGGATTTCCGTTAAGAACAAACACCTTAAAAAATCACTCTCGTGACTCCAGTATAAATCACTTTGTGATATAAATTGGCCGCTCTATCTCTAACTCAATAGCTGAATTTGATAAAGTGCGCCCAACACGAGTTAAAAATGCGCCCGAGCTGGGTAAAGAGTTTAGTTGCGATTGCCATGCGTCGTAATCAATTAATACGCCTGATGTAGTAAGAGATAGATACTGTACAGTATCTGGAACAAAAGAATTTAAATAGGTGTGAACGGAATCGTTACAGACGCGGGTTAAGTTGCCGACAGAAACAGAGTCTAAAGCAATTCCGATGACGGAAGCTTGTTCTTGCAAGGTCGCTATCCCCTTACGGATGACACCTGAAGCGGTAACTCCAACTACATCCCCAGCCGAGATGGCTTCACCTGCTTGAAAAGAAAGGATAGCCATCTCGACCCTTTAGATAACTACAGTTTAGCCCTTACCCTGCCCACGCGTCTTCTTCCGACCGTGAGACGGTTTGCTGTGCAGTCCATTGCCTTGTCGCGTCTTCTTAGGCTTGGACTCAATCTGCTGCATGTTCTTGGGCTTGGCCATGTTGATTTGGTTGGGCTTTCAGATATTAGACCTGAACCCAGGCCGTGCCGTCCCAAATACGCAGATGCTGATTAGTTGAGTCATACCAGCCAGCGCCCTGTGTAGTCGGTGCGGGGGCTATAGGGCTATAAGCGACACT